AACCCTACAAACAAGCCGCATAAGAACAATGCACAAAGGCTCGTTTATGTCTAGTCAACAAAACACAAAGTTGTTCTTAATTGAAAGGACTAGAGCACACAAGCAATAAGAGTTTCGAGCTCTTTGCTGTACGGAGTATGTATAAAACATACAGGTGTGTTGGTTCTCGTCTCTCTCCCAACTCCGGGCAGTTTACTATTTCTAGCACTCTGCCAAAACTTATTAAGAGAATACACTAGCCTGGACCACGCATCGTAGGTATCGGTCATCCCCCTACAGCTAATCACTAATGTATTCACTTAATAAGTCATCTAACCAAGCCTGAGATTACAGCTTCGAGCGAGTGTCTTTGACTTGTACCCTGTCCCTTGCGAGGAAGGTTGAGCCGTTATCCACTAAGGTCCTTGCGGATCACCTAGTAACACTCAGTGCTGCCTTTTTTGGAGAGTGGCGTTTCTCTCGTCGTATGTTGCTATTCGTCCATCTATCTTCCGCCAGCCTTGCGAGCTGTTCGACTGCGCTAACAGTCTACGTCTTCTATCCGAACAATCACTTCTGCCTTGCGAGCTTCTGTGAACCCAATTCACTTGCGTGTCAGGTATTAAGCACCTTTCACAACATACCGGAGCAGTCTTTCGCTTTTTGTTACAAACTGGGAATTGAACCCAGATCGACTGTTTAAGAGACAGTTGCATTACCATTATGCAATTTGCGAACCTACCAAGATGTGCTGCTCCAGTTGCTCCATACCTTGTTAGATACAGAATACAACACACCTCATGCCTTTCCCCTTGCGAGGTACTAAACGGTTTTTCAAGTCTCCCCTCATCGGTTCAACTATCAAACTAGTACTCGGCCCTTCTGCGCGAACAGTCGAACCCTGTACCTACCTGTTGATCATCAACATTCACAAGTTTGGTATGTTATAGCTTGGCCACCACAGCCTCTTGGAACTCACCGACTGGCTCTGTTCCTATCCTTTCGGACTATAACACCTGCTTACTGTCTATCGCCAACCATTACAGTGACGAAGGTTGCTTTCGGATTACTCCGAGTCAACCCTGACCCAGGCTTGCATAAATGGACTCTTGCGAGCGCAGGTGCGTAGGCTTTCCTGCTTTAGCTACATTGCTGTAGTTACCCTAAGGACGTTATGCCGCCCAATTTTTACTTTTCAAAGAACGTTGCTAATTTCTTAGCTTATGTTATCATTATACACGAATTAAAATGTTTGTCAACTACTTTTTTAATTTTTTTCTACTCTTCATAATATTAATTAAGTTGTCGATTTCTTTTTTGTTCTACGCTGTCTAAGTCTTCAATCATCTCTAGGTCACGTAAAATAGACTCACGTAAGTCATCGGGGAGATCATCAAAGTCTTCTTCAGTCATTTCCCTTGAATTTTCAAACAATGACCCGTCTCCGATCATGCCCTGAATCTGCTTTACTAGACTATCAAGCTCTTCCTGGCTACCGTCAAAATTATCAAAGCAGCCTGGCTGGAATACAATCTTAATTTCTCTGTCGGTCATTATTGTCTCTTATGTGTGGTGCCCCAGCACGGATTCGAACCGCGGACCTACCGCTTACAAGGCGGTTGCTCTGGCCAACTGAGCTACTAGGGCAAAATTAAATCTGGCTCCCCAGGATGGGTTCGAACCACCGACCAGACGATTAACAGTCGTCTGCTCTACCACTGAGCTACTGGGGAATATTTTTTTATTATACACTAAACAGCTAGTGTGTCAACCTATTATTATTGGCGTGTTGTTTTTATACCGTCTGCTGTAGGGACTGTATCAACAACGTCAATGTCTATAACTATGCTTTTTTGTCTTACGTAGTCTGCAAGTGTTGCATAATCTTTAGACGTGATATTTATAAGCGGATTATCTCCGTTGTCAAAATTAATGAAATAGTTTAAAATGCCTGTGTCTGTTTCTAACATGGTCTTGAAATGACCTGTTAACATTTTTATACCATCTACTCGAATCCAGTTAGTGTCTAATAGTCGACCAACGTAACGTATTTGATTGTCATGCAAATCAACAATATCACCGGAAGGAAACTGTACACCATTTGGGCGCTCAATTAAAAGCAAACCACTAGTGGAATTAACACTGTAGCGATAATGATGGTTTATGATATTAAAACGTTTATCGGTTTCTGACAAGTTGTTTATGTACCTAACTGCTAACGGTGGGCTAGCTTCAGTTAGACCGTAAATGTCAACTACTGTTTGAGCACCACCATCAAACAAATGCTCTAGCAACTTTGGTTTTAAATAATCGCCGCCAGTTGTAACATACCGTAGTTTGGTACACTTGGGCATTTTATGTGTGTCAACCATAGTGTAAAAAAATTGCGAGTGTGTTGCTTTAAGCATTTCACTTTCCCAATTGTCGTGGTTAGCAAAACTTAAAACACTTGCACCAAACACAGCCGGTAATATGGCAGTAGAGTGAACCCCCACGTGACTCATACCATGTGAGAACACACAATAGTCATCGGGCCGAATATATTCATCAATAGCAATGCGAATGCTTAGTGCATCGTATCCAACTGAAGTTTTAATTAATCTTGGTTTGCCAGTTGTGCCGCTGGAAAAACTATATTTGTAGTTATGTTCTCGGAAGGTAATATCTAAGCTATGCGGAACAGCGTATTTTGTTGCAGGATGTTGATCTGCCAATACGATTCTGTTACTGCCTCGAAAGTCTTCTTCGGGAATTTTGATATCATAACCAACAACAAAAACCTTACCAAAGCCACCAAAGTTAGTTTCAGCTGACTTTACATAATCAATAATCGGTAGGTAAGGATCAATCTTAACGTAATCCTTTCCGTAATCGATCAGCGCCAACAGTACAGCAACAGACGAAAAGCTAGTTGATCCTCCAGCATATACTATGCCAAATGGGTATCCATTATCGTTGTCTGCAATAAACTGTTTCCAATAACCTACTGCCGCCGCTAACTGCTCACGAGTATATTCGCCAGCTGGGTCTCGGATAATTAAATTTTTACTTACTTTTAGAACTATATCTTCCACGTGACGCTAACCTTGCTAATGCTATTGTTTTTCTATATGAGTACGAAGTAAACACATTGGGAAAAACTGCATGCATGAGGCTAGCAATACCAGCTTTAATAAGCACTATGCCGGCGCCAGCAGCAAATTTAAAATGCTGTCTATAGGAAGTTTGTTTTTCTTTGATGTGTTTGAACATAGCAAACACTATTTATATTCAGAGATGGCTGGCCCTCAAGGATTCGAACCTCGGCTGCCGGAATCAAAATCCGGTGTCCTACCACTAGACGAAGGGCCAATAAATTATTTTGCTAAACTATGCTTGACGGGTTTACCGTCTTCATCGAGACACACAAAAACCATTTCGTCAATTTCAACTATGATGTTTTGTGTGGTTAAGTCTCGTACTTTTACTTCAATTGTTATGCTGGTGTTGCCAACTTTCTTAAGGGCTATACCAATTTCAACAATATCACCTTGGCGTGCTGGTGCAACAAACTCAATTGCAGAAATGCTTTTTGTTACTACTTTTTTATGGCGTGCTTCGATGGCTGCATATATAACAGCTTCTTCATCTACCCACTGTAATAGCCTACCGCCAAATAGTGTGTTGTTAGCATTTAGGTCTTCGGGCTTTACTAATTTTCTCGTTAAAAACCGCATGCATTATGTTACCTCTTATTGTGTATGGCGACCCGTAGGGGACTTGAACCCCTGGCCTCATGCGTGACAGGCATGCGATCTAACCAACTGATCTAACGGGCCATGAAACTTGTTAGGTGTGCTGCTACTAGTCCCCACTGGCCCAGCACTGAGTTGTTACCCTGTCCACAAGTGCATTTCTAGGTCGGCACTTGAACGCCCGCGCAATGTTATCGAGTCACCCATGTTAAGCGGGTCTCTGCGGCAGATTGCTTCGCCGGTATCTTTATGGCATGATACGTCTGCCCACTTTCGTTACGCCCAAAGTGTAATGCGGGGTTCTGGCGGTGAGGGTGGGATTCGAACCCACGGTACGCCTATTAAGCGTACGACGGTTTAGCAAACCGCTCCTTTCGGCCTCTCAGGCACCTCACCAACTAACTCATCTACAAACTGCAATAATAATTTATGATGTGCGGCATAATGCCAACTCTTTTTTAGATATTTTTTATTATACCAAAACTCTTCGCTTTCAGGATGACATCCTATTAGACCTATGTTACCTTGTATGATTGCCATTGGGTCGCTGTTAGCATAACTAGCAATAGTTTTATAACTACCAGAACCAACAAATGTACAACCATCGTAAAAATACATAGGCATATATTGACCTTGCCAATTAACATTAGCTACAGTTGGGAAGCTTCTGCGTACATCGGCATTAGTTTGTTTAATATACTGCACTACTTGTATATTGTCAAGTATATCAAAATACCAATGCCCGGACCAATAGGCTCCCATGCATATGCCAAGATACTTTCCACCGCTGGTTACATAGTCTGCTATTTTATTTGATAACCTACGTGTAAAAAAATTATGGAAAGAATCGCTGTCGCCAATGCCGCCCGGAAACGCAACCGCGTCAAACACTGCGAGATCCAAGTTAGTTAAATCTAACTCATTAAACGATATCAGTTGATATTTAGAAGATAATGCTGTAGTCATGCCCGATATACACTCTTTAGAGCATTCGGGGTGTCTTAAAAATACAGCGATCTTCTTCATTATGTACCAGCTGACAAATTGGCATACCCTCAAGGATTCGAACCTCGACCAGCGGTTTTGGAGACCGTTATGCTGCCGTTAACACCAAGGGTACAAACTGGTGCGGGATGAGAGGGTCGAACTCCCGACATTCGCCGTGTAAAGGCGCTACTCTACCACTGAGTTAATCCCGCATAATATTACTTATGCTTAAACTTTCTATGTGCCATTAATGAATGGCCGGCCCTGAGAGACTCGAACTCCCGACCTTACGGTTCGTAGCCGTATGCTCTAATCCAACTGAGCTAAGGGCCGCTGGGGTGAAGGACGGGACTCGAACCCGCGACAACCGGTACCACAAACCGGGGCTCTACCAACTGAGCTACCGACACCATAATTTGGTAGCAACGGGCAGATTCGAACTGCCGACAGGCGGCGTATGAGACCGCTGCTCTACCAACTGAGCTACGTTGCTAAATTTTTGCTTTACTAACTAAATCTTTGTAACCTCGCCAGCTAGGATGAATCTTATCTGGCTGTACATATGGTGTGCTAATAACATCATCGTTATATAGTGTAGCCATATGTTCGACTACTGCATTTACTTTAGGCTTACAAAATCCTTTGTTGCATGGAGGCATAATCCAAACCACACGCATTGACTTAATACGATAACGAATCTTGTATAATTCCTTAAAAGTATTAACGCCAGGATGATCATTTGTGCCAAGACTAATAACAACAGTCTTAGCTTCTAGCGGAGTCTTGCCCCACTTACGATTCCATTGCCAAGTATTATATCCACCTTTGGAATATGACACACATTCCTTAGGGGCAAACATCTTAGTACCAACGGCGATTGAATCGCCCATAATCAAACATTCTAACATACTGCTCTCTTTCTAACCTGGTGCTCCCGGAAGGATTCGAACCTCCAACCTAACCGTTATGAGCGGTCAGCTCTACCATTGAGCTACAAGAGCTAACCAGGTAACTGGCGTTCTGGCGTTCCTTGTGGACTTGCACCACTGTACACCAAGGACAGGTTTGCAGAGCAGGTCATTAGCCTGTTACAGTGACCAGAGAGATCCTTGTGCCACCCTTTATGGAGGAACATAAACTTGGTGGACTGTGTAGGGATCGAACCTACGACTTACTGATTAAGAGTCAGCTACTCTACCTACTGAGTTAACAGTCCTAAAAATGGTGGACCCTCCGGGGCTCGAACCCGGGACCAATAGATTAAAAGTCTACTGCTCTACCTACTGAGCTAAAGGTCCGTTAACTTTAATTTCCGTCTACATATTCGCCGGCTGCGTCCCACGCTTCATCTTCGGTGTTGTAGATCTTCTGCAAACGAACTTCGTTGCCTTCGCAAAACTTTACACGCCAAACCCAGCGCCACAGTGCCGCGGGTTCAACCAAGCATTCTGTTGCGACGTCTTTTTCAATCATTGCTGAACGCATTTGCATCACCCCCATTACATCCATGCACTTCGTAGAGCCTGGCGCTCCCAACCATAACCATCTGCATCAGGATCCTCATCGTCGTAGATGGGAAAGTCATCTGGTGCAATGTCGTTATACTTTTCCATAGCTAGCTCTTCTTCAAGGCTAGCCTTCTGCCACGCATAGTATTCATCACCTCGCGGAGTCATAAACTTCTGCATACCAATATCGTTAAGAACCGGATCAAACATCTGTTGTTCCTTAGTCAAAGAAGTTACCCTTAGCCCAATAGTAATCTCGGATCGAACTGTTTGCGACCCAAGCACCTTGCGGTAGAGGACCAAACAGCTTATTAGCTTTGTCCATTGCTTCAAGCATACGATTAGCTTCAACTTCAATCCGCTTACCGGCGGCACTAAACGAATAAGTAATCATTACATCACCTCGCTGGGCTGAAGAAGATAACCATCACTGTCTTCTCGAATGATCTGTATTACCGGGATCAACGCAACTGCAAGAGCAAACAAAAACATCTAACTACTCCCTACTGCCTACATTTTAACAATAGCAGGTTTTGGAGATAAGTCAACCAAAAAATTAGTCGTACGGTACGTTTTTATCTTGCTTACGTCCCATGTAGTGATCGTCACTTACACAAACCATTTGCGTAGTCCAGCTACGCACAGGAGGACGAATATAATCCATTGCAATATAACATTGAGCTTCATCTGCGTAAGCAATTTCACGCTTGCCCATAAACTCACCGTTGGGTGCAATAAAGAAAATAATTAACCAAAACTTCATTAACCGCGATCCTGTTCCAAGCGATACTGTTCGTCGCTTACACAATGAAATTGTGCCTGCATCTGCGTATTGATAATAGTTCGAGTGTAATCGCCCGCAAACTTTTCGCACTGTTCAATGCCGGCAGTTTCGTAAATGTCTTTGGCTTGAAACTGACCGTTGACATCAAACAGGTAAACAATCAACCAATACGTCATAAAAATACAAGTCCGTTTTATCAACTTATATCTTGTTATAGCACACGTTGAGTATGTGTCAACCATAATATTGAATTTGTTAAGTGCCAGCCACCACATACATTGACTGCATTATTCACAAATTATGGGCCCTGTGATTTTGAGCTTGCGCTCTTAGGGTACGTTAGTGATAGAAACTACTTGACCGTTGCTAGTTTTACCTCACTTGCGGAGTCGCCTCACCACTGTGTGCCCACAGTCGGTTTTCGTTACATCTAACACACTTAACAAAACTTGGCGGAAGCGGTGAGATTCGAACTCACGGTCCCTTGCGGAACGTCGGTTTTCAAGACCGGTGCAATAAACCAGACTCTGCCACACTTCCAATATGCTGGTGCCGAAGACCGGGATCGAACCAGTGACACGCGGATTTTCAATCCGCTGCTCTACCAACTGAGCTACTACGGCATTTAAGAAATGGTCGGGGTAGCAGGATTCGAACCTGCGACCTCCTGCTCCCAAAGCAGGCCGTCTAACCAGACTGACGTACACCCCGACAAAGATGGTTGCGGGAGAAGGATTTGAACCTCCGACCTTTAGCTTATGAGGCTAACGAGCTGCCGACTGCTCTATCCCGCGATAATATATGGTGCCCTAGGAGAGACTCGAACTCTCACGATTTTACTCGCTGGAACCTAAATCCAGTGCGTCTACCAATTTCGCCACCAGGGCCTAACTTTATTTAGTATAGTTTTAATCTATGGTGTCAGAAGGTGGACTCGAACCACCGACCTCTCCCTTATCAGGGGAGTGCTCTAACCAACTGAGCTATACTGACAAATATGGTGGAGATGGACGGGATCGAACCGACGACATTTAGCTTGCAAAGCTAACGCTCTCCCAACTGAGCTACATCCCCTTAAACTTGGAGCGGGTAGGGAGAGTCGAACTCCGCGATCTTCAGCTTGGAAGGCTGCTGGACGCCCCTTGTCCTGTCTACCCGCGTATTGGTGGGTGAGGATGGATTCGAACCAACTCAGCCGTAAGACAACAGATTTACAGTCTGCCGCGACTCTCCAACTTCGCCGCTCACCCAATACAAAATTTTTAAACTATCCATGTTATAGTAAAGTATTGTCCGCATGCAAATTTTTCAGTCGATTGCAGTCGTGATAAGCCATTGCAAGAGTTATATCAGGACTGAGAGATGGCCCTACCCAGCCCGCCTAGTGTATGCGTCCATACACGCTACCTCTGACAATACTTTACTATAACATGGTACACCGTACGGGAATCGAACCCGTCTTTCCGCCTTGAAAGGGCAGTGTCCTAAACCGATAGACGAACGGTGCACAGTTATTTTAAATCCACAATGTTAAAGAGCAAGTGCCAAAACAGCACAACAAAACAAAGTATATTACACTTTGCTCTGCTTGTCAAGTTCTTTTTTGTGGAACTTAACAGCACTATTTTGACCCGGAACCAAAAACTGGTCCCTTCATATACTGTACTTGACAGTATATGACAAAGGAATCATGCTGTCAAGTGATTTGTTTAGTCTCGAAACTCGTCGTCAGTGTTGCGAAAATGCGACGGCTTAATATTTTTTGCCGAGACGCGACTGTTGGGGCTATAGTCGCCCTGTCGCTTATCGAGTTCTTCCCAATAGGCTTCCTCGATATTCTCGTCGTCCAAATCTTCAAAATTATATTGATTTTTCAGATTCTTCATAATATTACCTTTTCAAGACCTCCAAGTGGTATATGATCATTTATTTATCAAACTTATAAAAACCCTTTAGAAAAAGTGTGCATTTTCTAACGAGTCTTTACTTATTGATTGTAGCGGAAATTTTCCAAATGTCAACTTAAACATAGCCAAGTCGCTGGCATTGTCAAAATCTGCTGTAATAGCCAGACGTAAACTATACGTAGAAATATCTTCGTTTATGTGCTTTTCAAAAGACACATTGATATCGTTCTCTGCGGTCCATTGCCAGTATGGTGCAAGTGTGTTCTGAATTGCGTGGTCGTAGATGTGGCTGTAGTCAGCATCATCAGTTATTGCAGTTTTTATAATAACCAGTCTATTCATAAACATCAATTCCTGTTACATGAGGATACTTTGATAAGTTGTTATAGTAGTACTCAAATGGTTTTGGATCAATCAAACCAATTCGGGCGCGACCCAATCTATAGCGCGGGGCCGTAAAATCATATCCATATTGGTCAGCTTTTACATCCATACACCATTGATAGTACCTTTTATAAAGTTTACCTTGGTTGGCTGCACCATCGTCTTTTAAATAGTTTACACGACTAAGTTCAAAAAAGCAAGCACCTGATATGTAGCTCTGTTGTTTAACTTCACGACTTGTGACTAATATGCGATCATCAGTGAAAAACGCTGTACCTAGATCCTTGCCCACCGTCCAAAAGTCACTATACAAGTGACCATCTATATAGTTGGTTTGGAAACGCATGTAATCTTCATCATCGCATTCTGGAAACTGTATGCCTCCGTTATTGCGCACGACATAAAATTCTTTTTGATCGTCACCAAACAAATGTTCGTTTTCGCAGGTGTGTACTAGTTTGTTTAACCGCTCAAGTGCAATCAGAAAGTCTGGCGTAGCAGTATCATTGGCTTGATGCTCGTACAACCTGTTTTCAAAAGCAAAATGAATAGCATTTAAACGCCTGTGCATTTCATCTATATCCATACTACTGTCTACAAAGTATTCAGGACCAAATTGCACATAGCCATGTTGGTTACAATAGTTCAACTCGGCATTTAAATCAGCAATGACTTCATCTAGCACCAAGCCCGACTTGTATTTGTTCCATCGAATAAAACTTGCACGAGCAGGATCCTTTAATGCCAATACATTGTTGTAAAACTTGTCAGATGTACTATTATCCAACAAGGTCCACTCAATGGAAAACTCTCCAGTTTTATATTCTGGTTGCATTAGCAGACTAGTGCCATTAGCATCAGTTTCTCCAGCTGGACTACTGCCGAAATGTACTACACATTTTCTCATTCTTCAAACACCTCTATGTTACAAACATGAGGATACTTTTTTAAATTTGAAATAAAATAATCTAAAGGTTGGTCCTCAATGACTCCCAAGCAGACGCGACCTAAGCGATACCTAGGTTCTGTGTATGCATATCCTTTATCATGCGCACCTGCATTAAAACACCATGTATAATAATCTTTATAAAGTTCATTATACTCATGCTCGCTGACAGTCTGCAAATATGTTTCTGGGTTGAACTCTATGCACACTGATCCTGAAATGTAACTTTGCTGTTTTACTTCTTGCCGATTTACTAACTCAACATCGTTGGTATAAAAGGCTGTGCCTAGGTCCTTGCCTACAGTAAAGAAGTCTGCAAACAAATTACCATTGTTGTAGATAACTTCAAATCGATTATAGTCATCGTCATCGCAATGTGGATACTCGTCAAGCCCACTGTCACGAACCACATAAAATAGTTGGTTGGTTAAATGGTCACCTTCGCAGGCATGCACCAACTTATTTAGACGTTCTAGGCTGACTAAAAAGTCTTCAGTGGCGGTGCCGTTGGCTTGATGTTTATACAGCTCTGATTCAAATGCAAAATGAATTGCGTTCAATCTACGATGACGTTCGTCCCAGTCCTGTGCTGGATACACATAAAAATCGTCTGTGAAATTAACGTAGCCTTTGTCGCGACAGTAATCCAGCTCAGAGTTCAACTGCTCTGCTGTGCGATCAAACTGCCCAGCTGACTCGTATTTGTTCCAATTAATGAAACGATTAGGTAGTGTCTTTTGTTGCTGTATTGTGCGATAAAACTTGTCGCTGGTACTGTTATCGTATAGCGTCCAAGTTATGGCAAATTCGCCTACAGGGAATTCAGTCAAGGTACAAGTCCCGTTAGGGTCAATCTTCCCCACGGGACTTGCAGTAAAGTGTATCCTACATTTTTTTGGCATACACCTATTTAAACTGGTTACACCAGCTCAAGCATGTTTCCAGGCACACGCCAGTTAGTGCCAAAGATGCTGTTGCCATTTGGCTGTTCCTTAACAATAATAAACTTACGATTGATCTTAGTCACTTCGCCAATAACCATACGGCCCTGGCGACCTACAAACTTAACCTTACTGCCCACAGCCATCTCACGCTTGTTAGCCTTGAGAATCTGATTGCGTCGGTAGGTAATTGCGGCACCAATTGAGCGCAACTGCTCGTCAGTGAAATCGCCAAACATGATAGCGGTGTTAACGTCATTAATAGAAATATTAGTCATTGTCATTTCTCCTAATTAGGCAACCAACTGGTAGGGCTTGTTCCACTGCCCAACATTAATGTCAACATAGTAAGCGGTATTGAAGTAGTCGGTCATTGCGTCTGACTCGTCATACCAATCTGCACTCTTGAGCTCTTTGATAGCCTGCACAAGGAACTCCTTGGCCTTGCCCTCATAATGCTCATGAGCCCAGTAGGTATTGACCTGAATGCGATCACCACCGAAGTCAATTTTACCGCTTTTGAGATTCAGCACAATGGTGCTGTGATTGCGAACTGCTAGCGAACCCTTGAGTCCGTACTTCTTCAGCAACGGCTTGATACGGGTTGCAATTTTCGCCTTCTTTTCCTGATTCATGTAAGCCATTTATCGCTCCTTATTTCTCATCCTACATATGTAGTATAGCATAAGGACAGAAAAGGTCAACCACTTTTTTTGGTCTTTTTAGGGGTAAAAATGTTGTTAAAAAACAACAACTTACACGCCCGTGAGCAGTTTATAGCCCCAAAGTAGGGCAACAATTATGCAGAAAAGCACCAATCTGCCCAGGGCGGTTGTAAGGATAAACTCTGCAAAACGCTCAAACATGGTTATTCCCATCTATTATCTAATACGATAGTTGAGGTGATTAAAACATTTAATATTAACAGGGGTAGATTTATTACAGCGATATAAATTATGTATATAATTAAGATTGAGGTTATCGGTAACTACAGCACGGTTTTTTGTAACAGTACCGTTATATCTGATATTCCCGTGTTCAGTATAAACTATTGCAGTAAATCCTCGGTCGTTGACATTTATACTATTTAATTTAAACCTAGTACACCCGCCTTCGCAGATTAAAATCTCCCCTCGGAGACCGTTGCTAAAATCAAATAAGAAACTGAGTCCGCTACGATCACCGGTAGTACCACTTACCTCAATATTTGAAAACTGAGTGGTCTGTGCCACTGCTGGTGTTGCTACTAGTGCGAAGGCTAGCAAAAGATATTTCAGTCTCATAACAAAAATAATTTTCTATCGCTGTTGTATTGTTCAAATAATATAGCACACTCTTGGGCATGTGTCAACGGTACATGATTATCACCAATATTTTCTGACCTAATTGCCATATGCCAAAAAGGTAGGTCAATTGCTGCCGTAATTGCTTCAACTTCCAAACTGTCTAATCCTGGGTTCAAGACAAAACAACAAGGAATGTTCTTAAATTGCATGAGCTTGTTAAAGTACTTTAGCGCCATCAAATTTGATCTAAAGATCCATCTTGGGCTAGCACTTTCGTAGAATTTTCGTGCATGCTCAACCATTGAAATATCACGCGGATTCTTGTTGAGAATAAAGTTTTTCAGCATGTCAGGATCGTGATGCATAAGCCAGTAGAAACTTTGCACATGCTCTAAACCAAACTTTGAAGCATACTCGGGTAGCAGATCCTTATAGGCTTCGGTGTTGTTTTTTTGTGTTTCCACCAGCAATTCTTTGTTTTTCAAAAAATCGTTCATGAACACACTTCGATCAAAAGGATTCACAGAATCTGTAGTGACTAAACTTGCTACTTCTGATCTAAAGAAATCGGGGACTTGAAAAAATACAAATTTAAAATTGTAAGGCTCTTTATAATAAATTTCAAATTCTGAAACAATGTTAAGTGCATTAGCACCGGGGTGAGCAAAATGTTCTACGTTCCAATCATACTTTTGTGCCCAAAGGTCAACCCAGTGCAGATGCTCCGGATCAAACTTTGCAAAGCTATCACCTATAACAAGAATGTTAGACATCAATTCCGTTTCTTGCTAAAGCAGGCAATATTACCGAATGCATAAACTGTTGGTGCGCACTTGGGGTCGGATGAAATCCATCTTCCAAAAATTCCGTTGGTAGTTTTCTACGAGTCCACTCGTACATACCTTCAAGATGTAATCTATTGTTTTGCCTTAGCATTGTTGCAAGATGATCAATGTGTATAGCTGATACAGATTTCTCAACACGATCCATTGTTTCTTGCATGTCATTGTTCATGGTCATCCAAAAATATTTAATGTTTTTAGATTCGCAAAAACTTTGTACAGCAAGCATGTTCCACAGTGTGTTTTCTAGTTGTTGTAGCGAGTTATCGTAGTCAGTGTACCACCTGGCAATTGTAGGCTCAACAAAGTTTGGATTGAACCAAATCCAACTTGGGGTGTTGCTATCTATGCAATTATTTGCATGATCAGTACCCTGAATAAACAACTTATTATCAGTGAGGTTCCGCATCACAGATGCAGTTAGTTTATTTGTTCTGTTGTCAGAGAGAAACGCTTTTCTTGCAAGCCCACTCCACATAACAATTAAAACAATTTCATCTGAAGGATAACGCTCTAATGCTTGTTGGCATGCAAAAATTGCACGTCGAGCAATTAGCTCATTTCCGGCACTGCCTGCACCGTAATTTAAATTGAATTCAGGTTTCTGATGTTCTTTTAAAAAGCCTGGCCAACACCTAGCTAGCGAAAACTCATCTAAGTGTTCGCTAAAACTACATCCTGTTGTTAGCAAGGCACGAATCATCTATTATTTAACCACGTCGCATGCGCGAAATTTCTTGTGCTTGTTCGTCGTTAATAACCGGCACAGCATTGCTCTTGTGCATAGTGGCAATACCTTTAATGAGTGTACCCGTATACTTCTGTGGTTCTTTCTTGGCTGTACTACTAGCAGTACCAAAGCCATTGCCGCTGGGATACATTTCTTTGTGCTGACGAATACGGTCCATTGTTTCGTCGTGCTTTACCTGTAAAGGCACAAACTTTGGCCTGTCCGTCTTTACACGACCATGTAGCGCATCCACATATTCATCAAAGGTAGGCTTGGCAAGACCTAGGCGTTTGTTCTGCTTGCACTTCTCACGCCAGCCTTCCATCCACCGATTCATCTGCGCCTGTGTAACCTTAGTCTTACGCTTACGATAATTAGTAGTTGTAAGATACGGACCTACAAGATGCATCGACATAGTAATTAATCCTTGTGGCCAAGTTTACGAAATGCAATATCAGTCTGAGTACGCTTGAATTCTTGAATAGATTCGTACAGACCTCCCATTGACCAACACATGAACATTACCGAAACAGTACCTAATGCATAGGAGATTGTTTGTACTGTAATATACCCATTGTCAACAAAAAAGGATACAACAAAATACAGTACAACAGCAGGAACCAAAAGGACTACGCCTGTTGCAATACGCTTGATTTCTTTAACAATATCAATGGTCATTTTTTAAACCCCATTTAATTTTTAGCCAAATACGCTCATGAATATAATAGTCAATACTGAGTAAAATATGCAGTGCCGTTGCAAAGCCTGTGGCACTACCAATATCACCAGTGAACATGTATGTCCATAAGATTGTGAACAGCCAAGCCGTAATTCTGTAGCTGATCATTCTAATTATAGTACGAGTATGTGTTTCTGTCAAGACCTATCTCCAACTTTTCTTGTAATTGTATCTTCAAAACTTTTGGTACCAAAGGGATTTTGGTCATCACCGAATCTACTGCTACCTTCCGCTACAGCCATTTCCATATCCCATCTCCCAGGATAATGCCTGAGCAATCTACCGGCACGAACACGAATGTCTTTAGGTACACGTGGAGTCTTTTTTGGATCCATTAAATCACGCAAAAAATCATAAGTGTAGTTAACTGCTCGTGTTCGCTCGCTAGGTATAGTCATTTTAAACTCCAAAGTGTTGCTTTATAGCATCCTTGCTTTTACGAATAGTTGCTTTAAACTGGCCTTCGTCAAATGTAGTATACACATGAGTAGTATTTGTATTCTCAATAGCAATGTAACATTCGTTGATAATAAGATTTGCTAGCCGGTGTGCTTGCTCGATGCTGATCCATTTACCACTACTGTCTGTGCCAGCTTGTTTAATTAATGCGTCAATTTTGTTCATCATAGTCCTCATCGGTTTCGGTAATATCCTGACCTTCTAGGTACTGATTGTAACGCTTCTTAATCAAGTGTACTAGCTTGCGATCACGATATGGATATACGTCAGGTAGTTTGAGATTAACCACAGTCTTGCGAGTTAACCCAATATCCATTAACAAATTTTTAACTGTGATCTCATGCTCAGTATCGGCGCATACAATCTCATCTGCCCATTCGAGCAGTACCTGATCAATGAGATTAAGTGCATAGCTTTCGTCAATACCTACACTGCGAGTATTGTAATTATAAGGCTCGGCTGCTAGTGTATGAGCGATGGTAGGACTGCGAAGCAATCCGCCACTGCATACTGCTAGTACACGCTTGTATTTGCCTTGATATTTGTTTGACGCATTACCGATGCGTTCGCGTTGCCAGTAGCTGTCTGGCAGTTTATCATATGATGAAGTGTATGGTGAGTTCATTTTACCAATGGTGAATTACGTTTGCAATAATAAAGAAGCAGGTTACAATATGTATTACAACCCAAAAGGTTTTGAGAAACAATGCTATTCGCGCTTCCCTTACTGTGAGAATAGGAACATCGGGTCTGTCATCGTCTGTGTGTCCCATTAAATGTCCAGTTGCTCTGGCCCAGATTTTTTCTAAACTGTTCATTTTATCCTTTATAACGTTCTGCAATATATTGATCGTGCCGCTTCCATATACCCTTATCAATGAAGCCCCATTCGCGTACAGTAGGGCCAGGAATGAACAGCGTCCATGTATCTACGCCTGGCTCTAATTCAACGCGGTGCAGTGATGTTGAACGAGCCCAATTGATTGTGCCAGCACCTCGCCAAAACTTGCCTTTAGGTGTGTGTTCCCAATATCCACCTCTGAGAATAATGGTAACAAATGGCCACGGATGATCGTGTAAATCATCAGGGTCGCTTTTGTGAAAGTTATGTAAAAAGATATTAAATGGAAACCACTTACGATCTTTTAGAAATAGATAGTAGCGTGTCAAGTAAGGTTCTTGACTTTCTCTATCTAAAATAACACGTTTGCGTCCAATACGCTCTAAGAGTTTTAGCATCATACAGCAAGTATAACATCTTTTAAACCTGATGTCAACCGTTTATAATAAGTCTGATCAAAGCAAATGTATCGATAGTGGTTAACATTAAATAGTTGGCCAGCATGCCTGTGCTGCCGCGAGTATACGCACAGTAAGCAAATACTGCACAATGGCTAATGAATAATGGATACAATATTAAGAAGGGCGGATTGGGTAAGGTGAGAGCCATTACTACTGCACAACCAATGCTGGTAAACCAGGCAGTGACTTCCAATACTGTTCGTATCTTATTCTCTGCCCAGTCCTCACGGATATAATCAACAACTGAACTTATTAATGCTTTCATTCATTAATTGGAAAATACTTCTTAAGTGCTTCCAACTTATCTTCGTATTCGGCGATGTGTGCCAGCTCAAGTTCAATCGCAGTCATGATGTCTGTGTGATCATGGATAGCAATCGGGTTACTAAGGATAACTTCAACGTTCATCTTGTGCTTCTGTATATGTGATTCAAAATGAGCAGCACTGGCTCGAATTAAATTTTTCTTAAGTAGTTCCATAATATTCTAGCCTTTCAATGTCTTGTTCATTTGTTTCGCTGCCATATTGTATTTCAATGATGACTAAGTCGTCTTTGCTTTCGTTGTATAGCTGATGCCACTCTCCTACCTTAACAACAAAAATATCATGTTGGAAGATATCAATAAGCGCATAGTTCTTTAGTGGTTCTGAATCTTTAGAATGCTTTACAACACCCTTGCCACTTTTAACAAACCAAACTTCGCTGCGCTTGTTATGCTTTTGATAGCTGATGCCTTGTCCGGGCTTAACAACAAGTTCTTTTACCTTGCAGCCTGTTGTGGTGTAAAGGTCAGCAAACTTGCCCCAAACACGTTCTTCTGTATGTGTAGCAAGTGCATCGCGTAAAATCCAACTGCTACTGTTGGCTTTGTGTGACCCACCTATGCCAAATGCAAAACTTATATCATTGACTTGCATTTCAGGAATGTTTTCTTTAGTGCGATCACCACCATTACAAAAAACTATTGGATGGTTTGGATATAATGACTTCACACGTTCCAAACCATCAATAGCAGTATTATCCAAATCGTCAAACCCTAGCACCATAGTAACATTCTTGAAATTTTCTAAAATGTTTTTTCTTTCTGCAAAGGGCATGAAAGGCTTACCTTTTTTACGAGTAAGCCATTCATCACTGTTAAGCAATACAACAACTCTGCCAAGCGCGGCAGCTTCGTTGATCATGGAGATATGGCCGCTGTGGACGGGATCAAAACCGCCACTGACCACTGCTACAGTATAGGTCATTTCTTTTGGCGTTGTGCGTTTTCAAAAAGATTTGCGGCGTCCGATACTCTACGACGCTTACGCTTACTCTTCATGTACTTGGAATCTGCTGGTGGCTTAAGTGGCCATTTGCCTGCTAGCTTTGCGCTTAATACTTCTTTCTGCCAACGCTTTTTAGCAGCATCTTTAAGACGCTTACGCTTTACGCTGGGCTTTTCAAAGAATTCGTGCTTGGCTAAATCTTTTTGCCAGTTGTTGCGCTCTAGGATCTTTTTCATCCTGCGGAGTGCGCCATTTACGTCGTTGTTATAAACTTCAACTTTAGAACCCTTAATTACAAATTCGTCATTTGGATTCTTGTTCCACTTTTTCATGTGTTCCTCTGTATAGCTTGTATTCTATGTCTTCGCGTTGTGTGTTATCAGCAAAAACCAACGTTGGTTTGGTATTTGCTGTCACTGGATACTTATCAAATAAAATCTTTTGTACACCTAATTTCTTGAGTTCCGGGGCGCGATACATTACGCTAATTAGGCTTTGTTCTACAATACCTTTAAGTGCTCTAGCACCTAGGTTCTTCTTTACAGCAAGTTCCGCTGCTGTATTAATATACTCATTGCTAAATTCTAAATTAATATTATCCATCTCTAACAATTTCTTGTTCTGCTCTAGGATACTATTTTTTACAGATTTTAACACATGCACCATGTGCGTGGTATCAAGTTTCTCAAGTGTAGCAATGATAGGTAAACGACCTACAATCTCAGGAATCAAACCAAACTCGATAACGTCTTCGGCACTGAGACTTTCCAGTAACTTATTTCGTTCCTTGCGATCAATTACAGTAGCGTTAAAGCCGATAGTAGTACTTTTCTTCAATCGCTTTTCAATGATTTTTTCTATACCAACAAATGCGCCGCCTAGAATAAACAGTACGTTAGTAGTATCAAAGTCGATATATTCTTCGCCAAACTTTTTACCGCTATTAATTTTTACTTTAGTAGTAGTGCCTTCAATTAGTCTTAACAGGGCTTGTTGTACACCTTCGCCGCTGACATCTCTGGTAGCTGTATTCGTTTCACTGCGTCTTGCTTTTTTATCTACTTCGTCGATGTAAACAATTCCTTTTTGTGCAGCGTCAATATCAAAGTCTGCAACATTAAGCAATCTCTCTAATACGCTTTCAACATCTTCGCCTACATACCCAGCTTCAGTGAGTGTAGTAGCGTCTGCTATAGCAAACGGAACATTTAGTTTCTTAGCTAATGTTTTAGCAAATAGTGTCTTACCTGTGCCGGTTGAACCAATTAATAAAATGTTTGTTTTTTCTAGTTCAACATCATCGGATGAATTAAGCACACGTTTATAATGGTTATATGCACTAACACACATAAGTTCTTTAGCACTGTCGTGTCCTACAATGTATTGATCTAAGTGCTGACGAATCTCAAGTGGGGTAGGAATTGCAGTATTTTCGCTGTCAATTTTTTCTTCATCGGCAGTTTTCTTAACAATATTATAGCTTAACGTGATACATTCATTACAAATATAAACGCTTGGCCCAGCTATTAGTTTGTCAACTGCTTCTCTATTTTTACCGCAAAAACTGCATCTTAGGTTTTTCTTGTCTGTCATGCTTTACCTATATAACGTTTGTCTACTGTTGTGTCGCTTGGTTCATCGTTCTTTGGAAGAGGGATGGCCCAAAAACCTAACTTACGCTTAACATCTTCGTCAGATCCCTTCTTAAGTATATTAAAAATTTCATCTGCCGTCAAGTCCTCTTTATTTAACTCACTAGCGGCTAAAAGGCGTGCAGCCTGGCGTAAATCGCCTGTGGCAGCACGTTCTACTTCCACAGGAACTTCTTTTTCAACTACTACTTGTTTTTCAACAACTACTTCTTTTTCAATTATTTCTGCTGGCTTTGATTCAAGCTCAACCACACGCTTTTTAAGTTGGCGATTATCTTCTGTTAACTGCTGAACACGCCCGCTATCTTCAACCTTTACAATTCTTTCTACGGGCTTTTCTTTAATTACATATTCAATTGTAGGAACTTCTACCTGAACAATTCTCTCTGGTCCAGGTACTTCTCGGACAACTTCCACTTCTTTAATAACTTCAACAATCTTTTCAACAGGCTTTTCAATTATAACTTCTTTGATGATCTCTTGCGGTTTGCTGTTATTTTCTTTTTTGAGCTCTCTGACTTGTTTTTCGAGCTCGCGGATCTTTTTTTTTGAGCCGCTGTTTCTTCTATGCTAGCAAGTCGACTGTTGTCTTGTGGCTGGTCACTAGGTGGCCCAGACTGTTGTAGCAGTACACCATCTGTACTACTTGGTCTTGATTCAACGTTTTGAATGTTGTTACCTTCATCAAGGGTTCCTCCTTGGGATTGGTCTGTGGTTGGTGTGTTGGCGGAATCGTTGAGAGGCTCACTGGATTTATTTCCATGTGGATCGTCCTCTGGTTTTGATTTATTTTTGTGGCGGCTCAGTGATTGGTTGGCCGCAATAAGTAGTGCCACAGCAAGCGGATCAAATACAATAACTAGTAGGATAATCATCCAACGTACTGCACGTTCCATTAAGTTAGCATCTGGGTTGTCGCCGTATATAAGTGCGGCTACATATTTAATTGGGCCAACTTCGCTTTCTACTTTCTTAAGCTCTACTGCTAGTGGCGCACGTTGCTCGTTCAGCTTTTGTATTTCTGCTTGTGCTGTGCTAATTTCTGTAACTAAACGCTGGCGGTCTCGGCTCTGGCTTCTACGTACCTGTAACGCACGTTCTGCGCCTTTGGCATCAGTGGTTCGACTTAGTGTTTGGTTAACCACATCGTCCATCTGAGCAATTACTTTTTGGTTAGTGTCAATAATCTCACGTTGATATTTGATCTTCTCATCAAACAGCGCAACTTGTTCGGCAGCGCCGCCCGACGCCAAACCTTGGTCACTGTGCGCTTTACTTAGGTAGCCAAAGATACCCAAGCTGGTAATAAACATTAACACAACCACGGCTGCTGTCAAATAACTTTTAAGCAACCATTTGGTTTCTTTCCAATTGCGGTAGAGCCAGCTAGCTGTAACTAGTTTACCTAGTTCTAAACTACCTGCCATAACAGCTACAGCCAATGCCGCGCCGCTGAAAATTGCCATGAGTCCGGCGATACTAAAGTATGCCGCAATACCCGCAATTAAAATTGATGTTATAAAAGTTATAATACCGGAAGCCATAGTATTATTTATCTACTTAAAAACTTACCATTGGCTATTATTTGACCCATAAATATTGGTATGGTACACATAGAAAAACTTCAGTCACACCTTGATAAACCACACCTGACATTGGTAGACTTACTGCACAAGGATAACACAGATTCTGCTAACTATCTTGGAATTTATCCTGCAACACACCTATTAAAACCCTATATAAACACAAAACTTGATAATATTGCCATTGGCGAGACTTACGGATATCGTGGTATATCAATAAATGAGTTACTTGCCGAAAACAAAAACATTATTGTTGAGACAACATATCAGGACTTGCTAGGTTTACCAAAAGTCAAACAGGTTAGGCTATTAACAAACTACACTGTTATTCTTTCAGATTTAGAAGAAGGTGGTAGCTTCTTTGGTCACATGGGGCCATGCTTATTAGGCCATATTAGAAAACTAGGAATAGTACCTAAAAAGATTTATTCCTTAAATGCCGGGCTATACCAACATGATTGTCCAGAATTAAATATTCAATCAATTTATATTTGTTGTTGGGCTGCTTTTCCAGTTCTTGCCGAATCATATTATACTAATTTGCTATTCAACGAAGAAGCTAAACAAGAAGCCCAAAAGAAAATAGCATCCAACAATAAAACATTTGGATTGTATTTAAATAAAAAACCTAGATACAATCGAGTCAAATGTTTAGCAGAGCTGGATAAAAGGGGCATCTTAGATAAATTTGATTGGACATTGTTATATAGTGCTGAACCTCTTGGCAACGAAAATGACTACGGAAACTTTATTAAAAGCCCAAACAACTTTAGATTTAACAAACAATTAAACTTATACGGCGATGAACACATGAATGTGTTTTTACAGAAATATAAATTTCCCAGACTTATGTCAGACTCAAAGCAAAGCACATATGGTGATTGCTTGGGGCCAGCGCCAAGTTGGCTAGGCAAATACAAATATTATATTAGCAATGAAACATATACCACTTGCATTCCTACTAGCTTAGGTACTACTGGTTTCCTAACGGAAAAAACATTCAAAGCTATGTGCATAGGAGCATACCCTTTTGTTATTGGTACTCCAGGTTCTGAGAAAAAACTATCTAGTTTAGGATTTCAACTACTGCCGCAGGACTATGACAGTTTAGCTGGCGGAGAACGTGTCAGTGCAGTATGCGAAATAATAGAATTGGCGACTAAGTCAAATTATGACGTAACTGAAATAGTTATGCATAATTTTAACTTAATCACCAATTTAGATTTTTTAGCTGGGCTTATTGCTAGCCCAGTAAATCAGATGTTTCAGCCTTCGTAAACAGCACTGTTTGCACTGTGTTCGAACACTTCCGCACTACGTAGTTTTACACCTTGTCCGACCGGATAGCGACAAGTAAATGTCTTACCATTGGGCAGTGTATAACTTTCACCACGCTGATAAGTTTCCAGAATGTCCTGCATAGTCTTGTATGCAAGCTCTGCAAACTTCTCACAGCCTACACCTTCAACTAGACGCAGATCGCATACTGCACCACGTTCGTTTGGAATAGGGCTAGCGGGATCGTTGGTACTGTTAATAGTAACCAAATCATTCATCTGCTTGAAGAACGGTAAGTGCGGATCGTCTTTGGCAATAATCATAGTGTGGTCGAACATGTATTCGCTCCACTCCTTGAATGCCTTAAGACCACCAAAGTCCATTACCCAGTTACGGTCATCTAGTGTTTCGCTCTCGAACACTAGCTTGATACCAATTGAGTAACCATGTAGTAAACTACAATGACTATGTGTGCTACGCCATTGTCTAAATGTGCAGCTGAGTCCGCGGTCGTTACCGTATGTTTTTGTTGACAAATATTTTGCCATCTCTTGCCTCTCCTTATGAGTAAGTTTGATGACACGCAGAATATTTAAAGAGGGTTGAGCGTCCTAAGTCCTCTACTACTATTTAGATAGTCTTAGTATAATACTACAATTTTATTGGTTTGTCAACAGGTAGATTACTTACACCAACTCTGTTTGGCTTCGCCGTAATACTCACGTGCATAGCCCTTGCTGATTAGCAGGCCACGTAGACTTTGTCCATCGATGATTACATCGCCTAGTACACGACCACCATACTTGTCCCAATCCATTAGAACAATCTGTAGCTTCTTTGCACCGGCAATTGAATCTTTGGTAAACTTAGTTGCTTCTTGGCCACGTGCATCTTCGCTAGGGCACATAGCTCTGTGGCCTTTTTCTGGTGTGTCTACACCAAACACACGAATGCTTAGTTCTTTCTTAAGAGGTTCAGGCAACCATGGCGCGGCAAACGCAACTGTGTCACCATCAATAACTCTTAGTATTGTAGCATCGTATGTTACACCTGGCTTCTGCTTCTGTGCGAATGCTGGTGTTGCTGACACTAGTAGGGCCGCTACTAGCATAATTTGTTTGATCATAAAAATACCCCTGTGTGCTTTATTGTTATATTTATGCACACAGGGGTATCTAAAGTTAACTCATCTTATGGAATGAGTGGTTTCCAATTGTAGCAGTTCTAATAAAGTGTCTGCTCCAATCCGGATTTACTATGTTATAATTAAAATAATGTGTTGCACCATGGGTAGGGTCGCGAGTCCTACCTGATAAAACTTGAAATGCAATACGCATACTTTTAATCCATTCGTCATGGCTTCTGATGCGATCAGAATTACCATCACAGATCCAGCTGAATTGACAACTGCCTCCGATACGTTGGTAAACAACGCCACAAACTGATTTTGGAAATCTATGATGTGCTGCCCTGTTTAGTGTAACATGGGCTACAGCCTTCATTCCGCGCTCAGATTCGCCGCGGGCTTCAAAGTATACATTTTTAGCAAGACACATAAGTTGAGTTTTATCTATCGTGCTTACACTCTCATTATTTTTTACCCTATTGGTAATGAGCCCTTGCTCTAACTCAACTCTAGTTTGAGCTATTGCTGGATCAATACCTTTAAGCATTAAAAATGACATCAACGCGAATAACGCTACTGCTATTAATGCTTTTGTTCTTGACTTGGGCATAGTCCTACCTCCTTTCGACTTTGGGTCTACAATCGTTCTGTAACTATGTCTTATGTCTACTACAAAAGTTTTCCTGTTAGTAGAGATACTGTATGTTAGACCATTTTAATTGAAGATGTAGCTTCAATAAAGGCCTTTGCAATCTGCTCTTGTGTATGACCGTATGTAATGATTGCAGACTTATTTAGTCGAATACGGTCGGGCAAACTGCTGATCATCCAGGGTACAAAACCCATACCCTGTGCATTTCCAGCAAGTGTTACTGGCTTGCTGACATAGAAGCTGGAATCATCCTCGCTATCAAAACGAGCGATTACTTCCTCGCCACTAAGTAGTTTAATGGTGATTGTGTCACCATTAGAAATTGGTTTTTGAATTAACATGCTATTTAATTACCTTTTTATGCAGTAAAGTTACATTATACACTGGTTTTTTTAAAAAATCAACCGTTTTTTAGAAGAATTTTTGTTTTCTGTTAAATAATTGCGTGGACAGAATATGTTCAGTCTAACAATAAATGTTTTGCGTCCCTCTTAGTATACGCTATATAGTAGCCCAGTGCTGCAACTGACTGTCCTAATTTAATGAGTAGTTGGTAGGCGCCTACCAAATACTTACTTAAATTCAATATTGACTGGTGCACCAGTCAAGTCTTTTACTACGTTTACGGTAGAGAACTCAAACTCTTCTCCGGTAATTCTGCGCCAAAGTTCCCATTGTAGCAATAAAGTATTGGCTGCACCGCGGGTGCCGTGTAGATGCATGATTTTTGCATCATTCATATGAATACCATTCCAATTTTTTAGATATGCTTGTAGTGCAGGATTGTCTACATCACCAAATGGTACATTCATTGCTTGGAAGTTCATATCAGGACGCAACCAAGTTTTTACATCGGGGTCTTGGCTGTACATCATGGCATTGAAAATGATCTGCTCAGTACCCCAAATATCGTAATCCCAATCTTTTGCATAACTCCACCCAAGGTCCCAAAGTTCCTTAGGCATGGTGCTTGGATAGTAGCGCACGCCAGCGTTGAAATAATGTTCATGCTGTAGGCCATATTTGTTGTTAGCATCATCGCCTGACAATGTCTTTGGGTCAGTGTAATTGAACAACTGGAACCTATCAAACTTACCAAATACCTCAACTGGTCCAACAACCAATGTGTCGCAGTCTAGGAACAGGATGTTGTGCGGACCATCCGCGCTGTTGAATTCGCTGTATACATGATCAAAGTTCTTGTGGAAGATTTCCTGATAACTGTCAACTTCGTCTTGGAACACTACGTATTCAAAATCTTCTTGAATAAAAGTTTCAGCACTGTGAATTACAATCTCACTCATTGCCTGATAAACTTTGTGTGTGTTTTCGGCCCCCAACTGTTTGTTATATTCTAACTTACCGTTGGGCTTGATTTTGCTCACAGCCATACATAAGATATTGCTCATAGAAATAACTCCGCTGGCATCAAATCAACCATACTAATATAATTTTGGTTAGCTGTAATAATCATTATGTTATTATCTGTTTTATTGCTGTTATGCTTTAGCTGTAGCAGTCTGGTAGAAAAACCTAAATCCGTTGCAATCTTTGCAAGCTCGGTTCTAAAGTAATTTAATTCATTGTTGGGGATATCTTCGATAATAAAAATTCCCGTGGCACTAAGTTGTTTAAAACTATTTTCAAAAAATACTTTGTTGGCCTTGTATGTATGCAAGCCGTCGTCAATGATAATATCAAAATTATCCGCACCTACCTGACTCCACATTTCACTAACAACAGCTGGGTTAGTTTGGTCAACGTAGAACTTGGTTATGCGTTCTTCTGGTTGAAGAATATCCTTGTCAATATCTGCCGCGTAAATTTGTGCATTTGGAAAAAACTCTCGCCATCCACGTAGACTGCCACCGGGCGAATAAATCTGTTTCATATGGCTAGCGATTGAAGGGTTAACTGATCCAATTCCTAGCTCAAAAAGTTTTTTAACTTCGTTTCGCAAATTGTTAAACAATACAGAATAAATCTGCGTATAATTATGCCAATCATCGCCTTTATCACTGCCGTGATTTTTCATTATGTTACAAAGTTCTGTTTTCACGGAATTTCCTATAAGCCTAAATACTGTTTCGTTATTTAACTGCTAAAACCTGTCAAGCAGGCTATTACTGGCTGGGGCATTAGCCCATTATTTCTAATATTTCAAAAGCATCTCGAGCCCACTGTATATCGGGCTCATCTATAAAACCATTGTCCGATACCATGACATCTCGGTAGAAACAACGCTGTAGCCAAACCCACTTTCCGGTAACAGTCTTGTGCGGAAGCACAGCAAATGTATGCTTCCAATCGCTAACTGCATATAGGTGCAAATACTCAGCCATTCGTGTCTGACATAGCTAATATAAAGAATCCGGCATTTGCAGGAGTCATTGTGATAAATTCATGGCCGGGCCAACTTAGCATACGTACACCATAATGATGGCCTAAAAACCTGTCAACAATTTGTAGGCTAATGCCACGATACTTGAAATTATAGTGTTGCATCAACCAATTTTCAAAGTTCTTAAACTGCGAATCAGTCAATTTAAACTTAGTTAGATTCATCCCCACCTCAGAATAAACATAGCTAAGTCTTCTTTGCACTCAAAGGTCAACACCATGCCTTCATGCTTATAACGAGCACCAATACCAGTATCATCTAGCCATTCAACAATGTGTTCAACATTGTCAACCCACCAGCTAGCACTTTTGATAATAGCATAGTTGCCTATGCCTTCTAAATCGCCGACTAGGAAATGTCCAGCATTGTCACCCAGTGTAACTTCGCCCATACGATCAGTTACCTTAGCCTTTTTGCTGTGCATGTTCGTAGAGTGCAAAACTAGCAAGATTCTTGGCCTTGCTTTCGCACATGATATCAAAGTTGTCGCGGAAGGTTAAGGCCCAGTCGTTAACTGCACTGTTCCAGTAGTAGTCGCTGTGTGCGCGAAGTTTTGCTTTCTTATGCCCTTGTGCAAGCAGTGTGTCTAAGCACGGGCGGCTGACACGGCAGGCATCAGGTAGTTGGTCTTCTCTGCTGACACTATAATGTATGACAGGACGCACACCACGCCAACTATCAATAACCCTTTTAACACGGTCGTCATTTGCATCTATGTACTCTCCATTTCTAATCCAGTGGTGGTGAATGTCCAGTACCAGCGCACAGTGGTCTACAAGCTCTAGGCTCGAATTGAGACCCCAGGACATTTCGTCGTTTTCGATTGTGAGGGTGTTTCTTGCTTCGGTGCTGAGTCTTGGGATAACTCGCTTGATACCCTCGGGGCCTTGGCGACCCGCGATGTGGACGTTGATTTTAAAGTCCTGAAACGATTTACCATACCCCATCCATCGCGCCATATCTGCATGGTATTCAAATTCCTCTATACTGCGGTCAACAATGTCTGGAGTGTCGCTTGCAAGTACACAAAATTGTCCGGGGTGAAAACTAAGTCGGACGCCGGTGTTTCGAGCGAGCTCACCAATAGCTGCAAAACGAGGTACCATAGCATCAATGACATCCACACGATTCCAAAAATAAGACCAGCTAGGCTCAGTATAAACGGGAAGAATATCACTGCCAAGACGCACCATGCGAAGATCTTCAGGTAACGTGGAAACATACTCAACTAATCTCCTTGCCGATTCAGTGTTATGTAACATAATATCCCAAAGACGCTGTTCGGCATCATCCCGGGATTGTCTATTTAACCAGGCTACAGTTGTAGCTTTGGTGTTTAGAGGACGCTGTAATTCCTCTAAAATACGTTTGGGCTGACTCTGATCTGGGTGCATATATTTACATGCAAAACCAATGCGTTTAACTGTCATGTTTATTTCTCATCAAATCAAGGGCGGTGTCAATAGCGGCATCGTGGCGTTTATTATGGTCAAACTCGTTAATGTCTATTACAGACTTTGTTAGGCTGCTAATACAGTATACTAGCATACTGGTTAAATCAGCAATAGATGCGCCCGAAATAACCAAATCATGTTTGGCTACAGGATTTAGATCTTCATCAAATTCAACAAGATATACACCGTATGTGCCAGTATCGTGTACAATTCTATAGTCTGTGATCATAGTTTTATTGTACGACTAAACTTGAGTTTTGTCAACCAACATTTGATAAATATGTTTATAAAACTTACCTTAATGGAGAATGCTGTGGTAGCACCTGTCAATAACAAAATCAAAAAATACAACTTAGCAGGTTTAAATGCTAATGTTGAATTAGGCAAACAAGGTTCATATATTTCAGGCAACGCTAGCGCGATTGGTTTCTATACCAGCGCAGGCGCATTACAAAAGATTGCTATTGCTAACGCAACTGTAGGCAACGAAGCTGTTACAAAGGCACAATTAGATGCAGCCGCTGGCGAACTAGTACAGCATATTACTGTTGATGTTGATTACAACTCCGGTAGTGCTAACCTAGCAAGCATTGCAGCCGGTAGCAGAATTTTAAGTGTTACTGTTGATATTCCCGGTGCATGGGGCGGTACTGCTGACAATACTACTACATTCATTGAAGTAGGTGATAGCAGTAACGGATCACGCTTTATCCGCGCACAGGACGTTGATGTATTGAAGGTAGGACAATACCACAGCCAATATCAATATGAATATACCAGTGCCGGCACATTAACATACAGTGTAACGCAAGGCAGTGCAAGTAGCGGTGCAGCTACAATTAGTGTTGTTCTAGCAAGTGACGCTGTAACTGTTACAGACTACGGTTCAATTAACCAAGCACAAAACAGCAACGGCGATTTAGGCAACATTACGCTTTAATAGGAGACCAGCGTGGTAGACTCAGTAAAACAATACAACTTAGCTGGCGTAGCTGCTAATGTTGAGTTAGGCAAGCAAGGTCCTGTTATTGATGGCAGTAACGCTAGTGTAATTGCTTTCAAAGACAAAAACGGTAATGCTAGTGTAATTACAGTAGCGGCAGGCACAGATCCTACTCATGCTGTCACATTAGATCAACTAGGCGACATCAGCGGCAACGCACTATCTTATGTAACTACTACAGTTAACTACAATTCAGGTAATGTTGTTGTAGGAAACATTAGTGCAGATAGCTTTGTTCATAGTGTGAGCGTAGAAAAGGGTGCCGGTAACTGGGCCGGTGCTGATGCAAATACAGAAATCACTGTAGGCGATACAGGTAGTGCCACTAGATTGTTTAGTGGGTTTGATACTTCTATGCAGGTCACACTTGATACAAAATACAAGTATGCAAGCGCCGACACAATTAGTATTTTTGTTACACAGGGCGGCGCAAGTTCTGGTACTGCAAAAGTAACTATTTGGTATTCAGGAACTATTAACTAATGAAAATATACGATATTCTAGAAGGCAAGGGCGAAAACCGCGAACTGTGGGATCGCATCAAATCAAAAGGTGTAGTGCCCAGCATCGATCGCGAACGTTACACTGACATGTCCGGTGAAGGACTAGAAGGTCCGTTCCGTATGAAGAACGGACAAGTATTGTACTACGATCCAAAAGAAGGCAAGTACTATAATCGAGATACAGATATGTACGTTGACTACGATGACTATCGTGCAATGAATGAAGAAGATGCATACGACAAAGATGTTAAACCTTCTGGCAAGCCACATGATAAAGAAGCGGCTGCAAAACGTGCTAAGGCAGCGGCATTGGCAGCAGCTAAAAAAGCCAAAGAGCAAGGTATGGCGGAAGCTAGCGGCGACCAAGTTAAAAAAGTGTTTAAGAAAAATGGCGAGCCAGTAGGCGAAGTTGGTATTGATCCAGAAGCAAGTCCTGGTAACGGTCAATGGTACATGAAGTGCTATGCTTACAATATAGACAATTCAGGCTACGACTCATACGAAGAAGCTGTAGAAGAATTAAAATATTGTTTAAAGCAAGGTGTAGCCGAAGGCGACAAGCGTCCAGACTACGTAGTTAAAGCCAGCGACAAACCAAAGAAGGTTAAGCCAAGCATGGGCGGATCAAGCCCCCATCCTTATCAGGGCAAGCTAGTAGGTGCCACAGAAGCAGAAGTTGGTAGCACAGACTATCAATGGACACACGGTAAAAAGCCAAGTGGTCAAGGTAGCTGGTTCTTTGTTGCACATCGTGGCGGTGTTAACTTCTACAAAGATGTAGAGGGTGAAGATTACATTCAGCTACATGGCATGAGCTACGGAGAAGCAAAGAAAGCAGCCATCAAGTGGGCAAAGTCCAAAGGACACACAAGCCTATTTGTAGGAACCTAACAATTTATTTTACAACACAATGGGCCTTAATGGCCCATTTTTTTTCGCCGTAAGTAACACACAGGAGTAGTAAGATGGCAAAAAAATCACTAGGCGCTAATACAGCACCACACGTAAAGATTGAAAAAAGAACCAGCCAGGGTAGCAAAAACCCAAAGCCCAAGACCAGTTCAATGAATAAGCATAAACGCAGATCATTTAAGAAGTACCGAGGACAAGGCTGATCATAAGTATATTATACTTATGGTTTCTGTTTATTATAGTAATAACTCCACAGGCAATGAAGTTTACGATCTTTGTGTTTACAAAGACCCATCAACGTTGCCGTTCAATCTGCCGTTATATAACGGCAGCGGAAGATACATCTATCCTATTCTCCTGAGCAGTCAAATTTGTACTAAATGGAATTCACACGTAACCGGTGCTGTTCCAAATATTGTTGAAAAAGAATTTGGCAGCTACGACAATTTTTTTATTGCCATTCCTGAAAAAGTACTCAGTGATGTTCGTAGCAACATTTGTAAAATTGTATTTGATTATTCCAACGAGCTAGCTGATGTTCTGCATGGTGCAGTTGGCGAATATGCTGTTCCTATCATTCAGAATACAATGAAAAAGTATAATCTGCATAAGGATCATGTTTTATTCTGTACAGGAAACTACAAGTCGACCTGCGAACACGAATCATTTCATGTATGCATATTAAATGTATGCTGGCAAACTATACCTGTTAATCACCAACTAGTTGAAGAACAAAAAAAATTAATTTCTATATCGCATCAACGTAATAAAAAAATATTATGCTTGATGAGACTTCCGCATTCTCATCGTTTATTATTTGGGCAACTTATTCACAAGCATCAGTTGTTATCAGATAACATAGTATCGTTGATGAATCCTAATCAAACAGTTAATATCAATGAAAAACTTTTCCTACAAAAAACACCATTCAACAAAGAATTTATAGATAGCTTGCCATGGATTGCCGACATAGATCATAGAAATTATAAATTTGATCATAATAATATCTGGCAGCAAACTATTAAAGAAGTTCCTTGGTTTATTAATCGACCTGAGGAACAGCAACTATACTTGCAAACATACATGAACTGTGTGATTGAAACTGTGGTAGAAAGTACTACTGCCAGTTTAAATAATGTAGAGCTTGACTTTAGCGAAAAAACCTTTAAGCCAATTTCAACGCTGCAACCTTTTATAGTTTACGGACAACCAGGTATACTTAAATACCTAAGGGAACGCGGATACAAAACATTTGATCGTTGGTGGGACGAAAGTTACGATAGTACCTATCACACAAGATCTCGACAGTATATGGTATTTGAAATCTTTAAAAAATTCTCCAGCGCAAGTCATACTGAGCTTGCCAGTTTGTTAAATGAAATGTTGCCTGTACTAGAACATAACTTTGAACTGTTTGCTGATACTGTTGAGAATTATCGTTATCTAGATCATTTTAATCAAACCCTTAATACAATGTTTGGCAATTATGTACACAGCAATTAAGCACACGCCTGGTCCAGCATCCGACGATAATTTTCGTTATTTGTATGATAAAAATCATTCGCCCGTATGGAAGCACTTTAGCGAGTACACCGGTAAAGGCAAATATCTTTATATCTACTTCATGCATAACGATGTCATGAGTAGAAAGAATGTGAGGAACATTTCTGTTGGTAAAGAAAATTACTTTTTACAACTTGATGATAAAATTGTCAATGACATAAAACATAATGTATGTAAATTAATATTTGAATACACTACTGAAGCACACGACTTTTTTTACAACACTGGCATAGATCTATCTTTGCACTATATACAGAATACAATTAAGCATTATGGGTTTGAAAAAGACCACGTGATTGTTTGCACAGGCAATTTAAAGGCACAGACTGAGAACTGGCCTTTCCATGCAACTGTACTTAATAGATGGTACCATTGTGAAGTTGCGCCAATGGGAAATAATTATGTTGAAACACAAACCCGTTTAATCAAAGAAAAAACTATTAGAAAAAACAAGCTATTATGTCTTATGCGTAAGGCACACTATCATAGACTATGGGCGGCAGAAAAGATATTTCTCAAAGGGCTAAAAGATGACAACTTAGTTAGTATGTCAGTTAACTCAAAGTTTGCCTGGCTTAAACAAAAATTTGACAATAACTTTATTGATTCGTTGCCCTGGCACTGTGATATTCCTACTACACAGGTGATACTGGATTTATTTAAACAGCCTGTATTTAATGTTGCAGAGAATCTGCACTTAGACACATATATAAATTTCACAGTTGAAACTTGGCTCGGGCATTCAGCTGTTGGGGATTGGGAATTAAATTTAACTGAAAAGGTTATTAAACCTATAGCAGCAATGCAGCCGTTCATACTAGCGTCCCAGCCACGTGCCCTAGAGTTTCTACGCGACGAAGGCTATAAAACGTTTGATCGCTGGTGGGATGAAAGCTACGATACTGAGCTAGATCACTTCAGACGACTAGAATTGTGCGTTAACATTTTTGAGAAATTATCTGGTTTATCCCATACTGAACTGGCACAAATGATGCACGAAATGCTGCCCGTGCTAGAGCATAATCAACAACTACATGCCGCTAAGTTCAAAGAACAACATAATTTTAAACAATTCCTAAATTTAGTGGACTATTGTTTCTCCACAAACTAGATAAATAGTTTTACTAAAAAAGGTACATGTCATGAGAATTAACGATATTACTATTGTTGAAAGTCCGCAAGTAGGCGACTACTTTGATATAGAGTTAAACGAATCAGAGATAGCATCAACATGGATTCATTCTGTTAACGGCAATAATATTGTAATACACGCAGACAATGAATTGTTTGAAGCTCTTACACAAGAAGCTGAATATCAAGGTCGCGACGTTCCGCTAGGTAAGCCTATGCAGGGCGATGTTAAGAAGTTTAAAGTATATGTAAAAAATCCCAAGGGTAACGTAGTTAAAGTTAACTTTGGTGATCCTAATATGCGTATCAAGAAATCAAACCCCGCACGTCGTAAGAGCTTCCGTGCTAGACACAACTGCGACAATCCGGGTCCACGTCATAAAGCACGTTACTGGTCTTGCCGCAAGTGGTAAATGCTCAAACGGGCCAATACCCCCACTAGGTCAGACCCTATATGTTATCGCAGTGTAGATAACATAATTGTTACCGATTTCTATTACTACGACAAAGACGGGTTTGAGCTAAATCAGGCAGAGCAAAAATATTATGCCGCAATGGGGCATCCTATAGATTATCCATGCTTGAATCATGTGTGCTGGCAAGAGCCTTGGTACTATTTAGAACCAAATGATTTACTGTTATTAGATCACAGTTTGGTCTTACATAGATGTAGATACGAAGGTGATGCAGCCAAGCAACTGCATGACATATCCAGATCAATACCATACGCACACTTACTATTGCAAACAAAACCTAAGTGGGGATTAGACTTTGCATTAGATGCAGTGTATGGAGACCACGTTTACGAAGTATTGCACATTGAATACGATAGCAGGGATTATGATCAATTCTGTAATCAAAAAATAATACTAGAATATACTTTTAATCATATGGATTGGAATGATGCTGCCAGCCAGATATGGCAACATAGAAATGAATGGCAACACCTTAAAGGTTACGATCAGAATCATTGGAAGGCCAAATATCTGCTGGGTTGGGACTACGCCGAACTTCTAGAAAAAGCAGGATAGCATCAATTAAATAGTGCTATGGAATATGTTAGATTAATTGACACCAATATTGATGCTGACCTTCTCAAGGTTGAAGTATTTCAACTACTTAATAAACATTCACTGCTGGATAAACAACAGATAAGTTTAACATCAATTACCGGTGACGATGACTGGGAGGCAGGTGTAGGGAAAATTGTAAATTTACCCAAACCCGAAAGACTATACAGTACAGTTATGCAATCTCTCAAGGGCACCTATATAGAGGAATGCATCCAACGCTACTCTAATTATTACAGGTGGCGATTATTAAAACTTGAAAGTCGTCAAACATATAGCGTACACTACGACGGCGACGGCGTTAATCAAAACTTTAGATTACACATTCCGGTAGTAACTAATCCAGATAGTTTCTTATGTTTTTTTGATCAACGTCCGCAGTCTGGCCAATCGGTTACACTAAGGCATGAGCATCTAACTGCCGGAAACAGCTATCGTGTAAACACAACCAATTATCATACGGCTGTTAATTATGGACATGAAACCAGATATCACATTGTAGGAGTACGCTATGAAAATAGCAATAACAGGACACACTAAAGGTATTGGTAAAGCAATTGCTGACTTATATTATACCGACGAAGTTGTAGGCTTTAGTCGTAGCAACGGATACGACATTGTTCATCCTGGTAATGTAGCACGAATAATTGCTGAAAGTGCCGAATGTGATATATTTGTTAATAATGCTTATCACGACTTTGTTCAATGTGATTTGCTAGATGGGATATACGATTTATGGAAAAATGACCCAACTAAAACTATTGTTAACATCATTAGCAGAGCACGTTATGGATTAGGCAAAGCAAAGTTCTATGGCCAGACTAAAATGGAATTATACAGCAAAGCTAAAACTATGATGTTTAGTGACAAACGCTGTCGTATTATTAACATTAATCCGGGTTATGTAAAAACAGATATGGTAGCACATGTACCTGACACTGTTAAGATGCTAACACCAGAACAGTTAGCAACTATGATCAAATGGTGCTTAGACCAACCCCAAGGTGTTGAGGTTGGTGAACTAAGTGTTTGGTGTACTACTCTTTAGCACAACTGCACTTGGCTTCGTAGTCGCTGATTGCTGCTTTAATAGCATCCTCAGCTAGTATTGAGCAATGTATCTTTACCGGGGGGAGTGCTAGTTCTTCTGCAATTTGGGTATTTTTGATTGTCTTAGCATCATCTAGTGTACGTCCTTTAACCCATTCTGTAACAAGACTTGAGCTTGCAATCGCTGATCCACAACCATACGTTTTAAATTTTGCATCAGTAATAATACCATCTTCAACTTTAATTTGAAGCTTCATAACGTCGCCGCATGCTGGTGCACCAACCATACCTGTTCCCACTGACGGATCGCCCTTTTCAAAACTACCAACATTTCGGGGATTTTCGTAGTGGTCAATGACTTGATTTGAATAAGCCATAACCATCCTTTCTAAAGTGATACAAATATTTATCACAGTGATAAATACTAATATGAACAAAGTCGTTATATACCCGGGTAGATTTCAGCCTATGCTGAGTCACCATGCTGAAGTATTCAAACAACTACATGCACAATTCCCCGATGCAGAAGTGTACATAGGCACTAGCGATAAAGTAGAAGCACCAAAGAGCCCTTTTAACTTTAAGGAAAAGCAAGCAATTGCAACAGCACACGGTATTCCTGCTAACCGCGTTTTGTCAGTAACACGCCCATACCATCAAGAAGATTATGCAAAGTATTTTGATCCTAATAGCACTATAATTATTTTCGCAGTTGGCGAAAAAGATCTAGATCGTTTTCCGTTTAACAATGTAGACCCAAACACAGGCCTAGATATGACGGTGCGCGGCGAAGCTAGACCAAAGTACTATCAGAAGATAAATACACTAAAGGCAGATCCTCGTCCTATGAGTGAGCGCGGTTATATTACACTAGCGCCAACAATTATGACAGGGAATGAAGTTGCTAGTGCAAGTGCTTTTAGAGATGCTCTAAAGTCTGCTCCCGATAAAGAAGCAGCCAAAGCGGTTTTCCAAAAGCAGTTTGGACAGTATGACGACAAGATTTTTAACCTAATTTATAGCAAGGTAACAGGTGCAAATATGAGCGAACAAATTAATATTCTAAGAAAGCTAGCAGGTCTTCCAGTTGCAGAAGCAGCACCTGTTGAATTTGGTGCAAATGCAGATGCTAAGTCCGCAAAGTTTTTACCACCAAGCCCATCCAGTGCTAAGATGAGCATTGCTAACCGTTTCCCCAAAGGTGCAGACGTTAACGATCCTGCTACCAAGCAAGAGCAGTTCATCCAGGCATTGCTACGCTCACCTGAAGCACTAATTTCAGAATTCAGCGAGCGCCTAGATCCTAAAGATGACAACAGCCTAGCAGTTGGCCAAAAGCTAAGTGATATTGTTCAGCTTATGAACCAAAAGGACATTGGTGTTTCAGGCCTACCAAAAGACCTAAAGCAGTTTGTACTAGACCTAACAGTTAATGCTGTCAAGAACATGGATCTAAGTGCCGGCGATACAAGCCCAGCATACAGCGACATGGACGACGAAGATGAGTTTAACAAAGAAAGTGTTGACCTATCAAACATCCGCGGCGAATATGGTATTGAAGAATCAAAGCCAGACTTCTTAGACCTAGATGATGATGGCAATGAAGAAGAATCAATGAAAGACGCGGCAGCTGATGCTGAAGAAGATGATGTAAAGGAAGGATTCAGCAGTGAAGCTGATCAAGTCTTAGCACAGTGCGGTTCAGGTGAACTAGATTGCTACGATGTGATGACAAGACCACAAGGCCCTGCACAAGAAGAAGCAGCCAAAGTTATCCAAGATATGTATGACGAAGTATCAATTGATCATCACTTACACCCAGACGACGACTTTGAGCAGATCCTAGATATTGTTGCAGACCAACTAGCGGATCAATATGGTGACAGCGACGAAGATACTCTTGAAGCTAAGAATCCGTATGCAGTTGGCATGGCATCTGCTATGAAGTCAACTGGGGACGAGCCACCACTCAAGAAGTCAACAATTAAGAAGGCACATAAGATTGCCAAAGCTGTTGCCAAGAATGAAGCAGTTGACGAAACAGTAAACAATGCAATGAGTGCTGCTATGGCAGAACTACGCAAACTAGCAGGTTTAAGATAATGAACGAGATTGAACGCTTACAACATCTAGCTGGCATTATGCCAAGAACTATTGCCCTAGAAGCAGAAGAACCAAACACTGGCGATCAAGTTGTAAAAACTGTAGTTGGTCACGAAGACGATGAACCTGGTATGATTCGTCAAGAGCTATTTAAGATTGGCAAGTATGCAGTTGAGCTTTACAAGATGCTAGGTACTGTGCCAGATGGAGACTTGCCACAATGGTGGACTGCTAAGATTGTTAAGGCTGGTGAGTTCATGGATTCAGCTAAACACTATCTAGAAGCAGAACTCGAAGCACCTGATGCAGAAGTAAGTGTTACTCCTGATGTAGAGGACAACACCGATCCTAGCGGTGTTAGTTAAGCCAACTAGTATTAAGAACTAATTGTTCAGCATAAACGGGCCAGAAGCGACCAGCTCTAGGCCCGTTATTTTTTCTCCCATCGCTTTCACCTGGGATTTTAATCCACAAGTAAGCATCGCATAGTGTATGCCCGGTATTAGTTGTTGGTGCTTGCCCAATAGCACGACCTGGTGGATTGCACCATTCATTACCATATGGGCCATTTCCATTGCGACTAGTATCTACTACATAGTGTTTGCAGTTAGCATATTCGCTTACACGCTCTGCCCACTTAACAGACTCTGCTGTGGTGCGGAAGTTACTTACATTAACGCTAAAGCCTCGCACCATAGGATTGCTGACTGTGTTCAACAGTTTACCTGCTGTTTCAGGATCAAGCCAATTGCTGTGGCCTATGTCTACATATACCAGTGCATTGGTACGCTCTGTGAGAATTAGCAATGCTTGACGCATCAGGTCGTAACGCCACAGTGCTTCAGCAGGATCCATCTCTGTACTGTGAGGTAACGCATCTGGTTCAAAGATAACAATGGGTGCAAGTTCTCCTACACCTAGTGCAAAACTTTCAATGAACTCTAAGTAACTGGCAGCACTGCCTGCGCCGCCTTTGCTATACTGCCCCATGTCTCGGTTAGGGAGGTTGTACAGCACAAACACAGGAAGGCTTGGCAATGTTCTGCGGAACAATCTTGCCAAGCTCTTTTCTAAATGTTTAACAGGTTTGCCGTTCCTTTGACCGTACCAGAATGCAACCGGATGCTTAAATATCTTTCTTACTAAAGGATACTTTTTGGCATGGTCTCGCACACGGTCAAAGTTGTTAACATAAAACGGATAGTCCATTGCATATTACTTTATGCGGCGCTCAATCTTTTTGAATCGCTTATCGCGCTTTTCCTTTGCACGACGAAGTTTGAAATCACTGACAATGTCAATAAAGTTTACACCTTGTAGGTGATCGTACTCGTGAAGGAAACAACGTGCATCAATCCCGTCCAACCACATTTCAACTTGAGTTTCACCGTCGTTTTTATAAAAACGAACTTTGATTTTTGCAGGACGTTTGATATGAATGTAGAGAAGTGGCCAAGTTAAACAGCCCTCCTCAATGTCTACTTCACCTTCAGTTTCTACAATCTCAGGCTTGTACACGCCAATGTCGCCCAAGAAGCTATGGCGCATAACAAACATATTGTAACTACTGCCCACTTGAGGTGCAGCCAAGCCTACACCTAGGTTAGCATGCATGAGCTTAATCATTTCCTGTTCGCGATCAGCCCAATCAATGTCTCCCGAAAAAGGATCCACAGATGCACTCTTATGGAGGGCAGGATGATTTGGTTCTACCAAAGAACATTGCCAGTCCTCTACAAGGAAATCTCCTAGTGAGATATCTGAGCTACTAGCGTACTTATCGTAAGGGTTGTATTGTTTAATCATACGTATATTTAATGCTGTTGAAATCTAGAGCAATAAAATACTGACTATACAATAACAGTTTTTTGTTTGCCCATGCCTTCACCAAATAGCTTAACGCCACGCTTACGGATCATATCTGCACACATTTGTGGACTAGCTTCCCACATGTCGCGCCAATCCTGCTCAGTGATACCCGGGTCGCAGTCTACAGCATATACTTCGTAGAACCGTTGAGCATTGAACCGAGCTCGCATGAGTATAGCATTGAGCGTACTGTTGAGTGGATTAGGCTTGGTACTCTTACCTTGTAGTACTTCAAACGCACATGTAGTTTCCCAATCCTCGTATTGTGTGATTGGGATAATGGCTTCAACGCCTGTGCAGTCCCAACTCATTAAGAAAGCATTAACAGTCACGATTTTTCCAAGTCATTGTAAAGAATGCCGCATCAGCACTAGAATCAAATTTATATACTGCTAGTTCATCAGCACTAGGACTAAATTCGTGTATGTCGCAAATAGTTACACCTTGATAGCTAGAGCAACAGTCCCGAGCCCAACGATCGGCAGCACCAAAATTTTTGCATTCGCCATCGTCTAAATATACTTCAATCATTTATCTACTAACATCTTATTTGGATTTTTAACACACATAACTTCATACAGTTCGCGGTAGTCAGGCCAGCCCTTTTCTCCGTTGCTTTCCTTAAAGGCTTTTACATTATCGCAATAGACTTGTTCTTCGCGCTGTGCATCCTCGTAGTCTGTTCTACCAGCAAGCCCTGCTAGCATAACAAAAACAACAAAACCAACACCGACCCAAAACCAATTGATATTTTTATTAGTCATGTTTAATATCCTTTAAACCATTGTTAAGTGTTTACAGGTCTTACGGAAACCAAAGCCAGGACATGTGCAACTAGAGCGGCTTCCCTCCTTAATAACTGTATAAGTGTTACCCTTAGATCCTGCTACTGTACGCTCAATACGCTCCACCTTGGGCAGAGGTTTAAACTTTACTTCAGCACCATTTACCTCAAGAATGCGTTCGCGACGAATGCGTCGGAAAGGAAAGTCCGGGTTACCAGTTGTGATACCAATCTCATCATCAGCAAACCATTTCTCACGCATAATAGTGCCGGTATAGTAATTGTACTGCTGACTAACCACACCGGTAGCGTAAAGATGCCGGCTGGGCCAGAGAATGTTCTCTACCTTAATAGTAACAGTATTACCAATTGCCAGCTGATCCATATCTTTAGCCCTGTACAATTAATTCTGCTCGACGCACACCGGTGCTACGACTTATACGATTGTAAAAACCTTTTGCCGCTACATAGGTGTCGAAGCTCTTGCTTTGACGAGCGTAATTGTAATAGCTGTATGTCACAGTATACATTATGCAATCTCCTTAAAGCCAAAACGGTCAACCATAACACTACGACCTTCTTCGTCAACGATAATGTCGCCAACACTCACGCTGTGCATGCGGGCAAGTCGCGTAATGCTTTCTTCGGGACCAATGTTACCAACGTCAAACGCACGGTTCAAGTTGTCTGCTTCAATGATGCATACGGGCTTGTAAAACTCACTGTACTCGGGCTTGTAACCATCACTGCCCTTGAACATTGTGTCCATATATGCACGATATTCGGGGAAAGCCTGAGCCGCTTCTTCATGACCCAAACGGTTTACTTGGTCGTAAACGCGATCTGCGATCTGGATTTGCTTTACGGTGAATTTCATTTTCTGCCCTTTATCAAACACTATATGCATATAATAACATCTTATGCCCAATTGTCAACCATTTTTTGGTCTTAGGCTATTTCTTCGCCCCACTCGTAAAACGTAACGCTGGGGTCGAGCTTCTTAAGTTGCTTTGCCGCACCCATTAGTTCGCGATAGCGACGGTTAACTTCTGCACGGGGCAGTTCGCCATCACAGGTTAGGTTCTCGGGACTAAGTGCGGCATCGATCATATCAGCAACACGCTGGCGACCTTGCGCGGTCTTGATTTCGTACTGTTCGCCGTTGAAAAAGCTGTTCCAGTGATTTTTCTGGGCGATAAACGTTTGCAGTGCTTTCATCTTTAACTCCTTATTTCTTACTATATACATAGTATAGCACAAATAAGAAAAAGGTCAACCGCCTATAAGTTGTTGATTTACAACAGAAAAACCCTGCTAAAAGTGTGGGTTTTTTACAAATAACCACAAAATAAGCAGGGTTTTAACGTTTATGCTAGGGGAATTTCGATTAAATCATGTTCGCGATCAATATACTTCATCTGCACATTAACCGGATCAAACTCCTGGATAGCGTTAACTACATCATACGGGTCTAACGTACTACATGTATAAACATCTAGTTGCATTAGGGCAGGTTCTTCCTCGTCCCAAACATGCATTGCTATATGACTAGTCTCAATAATAGTTACCGCTGTGAGTCCTCTGTTGCCTACCATTTCGCTGTAAACAGAATACGGACCCATTAAGATTTTCATATCAATTTTTGCTACTAGCGTTCTCATCCATTCATTAATGGCTTCTGAACATTTTGGCGGATTATTCAATTCAGCACGTACAATTAAGTGCTTATGAAATAATGCCATCTACCTATACCTCTCTATTGATCAATTTTTAGTAATTCAATATCACCCTTTACTCTACGCCACTTTACAAAATTATTCTTAATCATCAAGTCTATAGTAATTGATGAGCCGCGTCTAACACCGTAACTAAAGCCAAAGTGTAAGCCTACTAGTGTGCCAACGATGTACCCAACAATTAATACTAGTTCTACAGACATCAGTTAAATCCTTCAGTGAGTTTTATTTATATCATTTAGTCCCAGAGGTTCTCATAATAACGACCAAAAAGTCTAAAGCCATTGCTGATACGCTTCTGGTAAGCCTTCAGTCCCTTCATGTCAACCTTGTGTGTATCATTAGGTCCTTTGACCAGTTGATATAACTTAGGCTTGCCGTTCTCATCAAACTCAGTTGCTTTGCTAACAAAATCATACTCACCAGTGTAGAACTGATCTTCCCATTTACCTTCATCTAGTTTACTGCGGAAGGCAAAGATCATTTCGTCAAGCACCCACTCCCAACGCTTAAAGTGCAAGTCATCTACAGCACCACAGTCTTTGTCCTTTTCACTTAGTGGAGGTGCGCTGGTGCTACGCAATTCCTTGGGCACATCCTTGTCGTCTACAAAAGGTGCGCCATGCTTAGTCTTTTGCAGTTGCTCTAGCATAGGCAATACAATATATGCTAGAGTATGATCCATACTCCAGGTATCCCAACGGTCAATATGTACTTGTAACTTACGCTTCTTCTTGCTGTCCACCCATAGTAGAAACTTGTAAAGCCAAGTGGTTGGGCGATCGTCTCTCCATTGACTGATTGGATTCTCTGGTGTAGGGTCAGGTAGAACGCTACCATGTGCAAGCCATTCGCCAAAGTCGTGAACCCAATCAGGCTTGCTTTCAATACCCCATTCGTCTTTGACTGGCTTGGCCCAGAAGCAGAGCAGTTCTGCTAGCTGGTATGGACCAAACCAATTCTTATATGGTCCAATTTTAACTTTCATTTTGTTGTTCCTTAGTAAGTTTGCATACTGCAATGAAGTAGTCAAATGCATCACGTACATTAGGGTTCTGCATCAGCTTATTAGCTTCTTCCATCATTGCATCAATGCCAGCCTCTGCAATATCGCGCATACTTGAACCTTGCAGTGTAGCAAGTTCGTCGCCAAATGCTTCAGCAAGTTTCTTCCATGCACGTTGCTGTGCTGGAGTGATAGGTGTCTTAGCTGGACGAAGTTCGCTGGCCTTGTGCATAGCTTTACACATTGCATCTTCTGCAACACGGCCAGCGGCAATCATTGCCGCATAGTTAGGGTCAATGTTGAAACGACGACTTGATCCGCCTGGGTATACCATAACCAAATGATTACCCTTTGGAAACGCATCTAGAAGATCATTGTCATATTCGCTTACAGGAATATAACGACGACCCACCTTTTCGTAAAAAATCTTTTTCATGTGAAACCCGTTAGGCATTTGTTAGTTTGAGATTTAATACAAAGTTTTCAACAAGTAGTTTAGTCAATGATGCAAGTGCAACAGTAAATTGTTCATCCTTGGGTACTTGGCTAAACAATTCTAGAAGATGTGAAGCCATAAGTGCATATGCTTCATCTTCGCCAATGTTGAGCATACCCCAATCAATGGGGTCTCCTAGTTCAACCTCTTTTGCAAGGCTTACTAAATCAGCTAATGTTAGAGGTTGCGACATTGTTTTCCTTTGCTTTACGATTACGAACTGTCCACGGATCTCGGGTTACTAGTAAACGATCAAACGCTTTGCGGACGATAGCATCCTGCTCTTGTTCGCTGTATTCGCCATTACCACGACGATGCGCATAACTCCAAGAGCAGATGTTTTTAATTAAATCACCTACTACTTCGTGATCCATGACTACTTCTGCATTCATTTGAATCTTGTGTAGCAGTTGTTCATAGACCTGTACCTTTTCACGTAGCTCTATGAGCTCACCTGCGTAACGTTCAAGCTCGAGGTTCATCGTCTGGCTTCCCGTAATGAAATCCTTTTTCGTCCTCGTAACCTTCGGGCGCACGGTAAATCAAAAAGATTACAAAGCCTGCGGCCAGTAAAAACATTCCAAGTGCAACTTCCCACATCATATTACCAATTCTCCACTCCTGAGATTTCTACGCGAAACTCTCCCGCTGTATTATTAACTGTTAAAGGAAAGTCTGCCTCTAGAATATTGCCAATGCCATTACCTGCGCTTTGTCGCAGTGTAACAAACTCGCTGTCAAAATCATTCATCAGCTTGATGATTTGCTCAAGCTCTGATTTTTGTAACAACATTTTTTTCATTTGCGGCACTCATATATTTAGCGGTGACATACTTTGCAATCTTAGCATTAATCATTGCTGGGATTTCAATGTACGGAAATTCAATTTGAAACTTACAAGTCTCTAACCAACGACCTTGCTCTAAATATATAGCATACTCTTTCAAATGATCTTCATTTGCTGGGTCAAATTTAACTTTATTGCGGACTGCTAATGAACTATATGACATATGCCCTCCTTAGGCAGTTAACTAACCTTTGTCAATAAAAGTAAGGGGCGTTACCGCCCCCTACCAGTTGAAGTAACGTCAGTGTCACTAATTACTCAGTAACAGCGGTCTCAACAGCAGGAGCCTGCGTTACAGGAGCCTGGTAGGACGGGAAAGCACGGATTGGTGACTTCTTGTCCCAACGCTTACCCTGGCGAACTTCAACAGTTACACCGCGGTCACGCTGTGTGTTGATATAGAGCGCCATATCAACATCTTCCTCAAGATAAGAGCTCTTGCCCTTAGTGTATGAGAACGCAGTAATCTTATCCGCGATACCGAGCTCAGCAAGCTCGCGGGTCTTTACTGCAAGCCAGCCGTGACCAGCATCAGAGTGAAAAAACTTAACAACATTTGCCTTAGACTTTGCCATGATGATATTTCCTTTTAGGTTAAATTTAAAATTGTAACAACGTTACTTCAACTTCTCAACAACATACATAGTATAGCACTATGTTTCTTTTTGTCAACCGGTTTAGGAACCAGTTGTCAAAATCAGGTTATTGCCGTCCTGCACAAATCCTTCAATGAAGACGTGATGATCGTCTCCGCTTTGACGGATACATGCATTAGCGGCCATGTATATAGCGGCCCAAGTAGAACCGTATACTGCACAATGTACAGGCTTTTCGCCCCAGTGATCCTTGTACACAACAAACACATCACCAGCGAAAGGGTGGCGTTCGTTCAAATTCTCGATCTCGTAAACGCTCCAAATAGCGTCAAGACCAAGATCCTTGCGGACGCTTGCATAGTGATCTGACTTGCGCTCAAAGTCGCTACGTTCTTGCTCGTATGCACCCTTGAGCGCACCGCGAATAGTCTCAACAAGCTCGCTTACCTTAGGATTGTCTAAACAATCCAAATAGTAGAGGCTGTTATGGAGTGTCTTAAACTCTTCAGCTTTCAGTGTTACATCGCAGTTCATATCAGTCCTTTATCAAACACTATATGTATATTATACCGGAATTTCGCAAAAGGTCAACCACTTGTAAGTTGTTGTTTTTACACAACAATTTTAGCGACCCCGTACAGCAAAAAGCCCAAACATACAGCATTCACCAAAAAAAGTGCGGATTCGCGCATTTTGTAAGCAGCCACTAACCACAAAAACGTGCCCAGTGCGCCAGCAACAAGATCAATGTTATGGTACTCAAAAGCACGGGCGGCAGTAGCAACAATAATCAGTGCCGTAGCACCCCACTTAATACCATTCAATGCACTATCCTTCTTTCTCACTATATACATAGTATAGCACATAGCAGGAAAAGGTCAACCGGTTTTTGACCAAAAAGAAACCCTTGCAAATCAATGACTTACAAGGGTCGCTAAGTTGTTGATTTTATTAGGTTTATTTTAGCGGCTTTTTAAGCCCAATTTGTTGTGTTTTTACAACACGCATAATCAGGAAAAACGCTGAAATAAGCAATTGTAGCAGAACAAACCAACCAAACCCAATATGGAAACCATCAATAATCCATACAGCTAGTGCTACTGCTAAACTAACTGCACAGCTCTTGGCTAATATAGCCCACACTTCTTGCATATTATTAAATCTCCAGTACTTCAAATTTGTCTAGGATTGAGTAAAAGTTAAAATTGTAAAACTTGTGTTTCAACGGCTTTACACGACAACGTAGTGTAATTGGTCTAGATGCAATCACAGATAAGAACGGAATCAGCGAATTCTTAAGTTCTGTTGCCAACGAATAAAGATATCCGTTAGAATCAGTAAAATAAAATTGATGTACCTTTTGATGCCGCCTATCAACCTTAACTTGATCAACTAGGTTAAGTGTAACTACCTTAAACTCAGATACATTGCCACTGTCGGTTTCTGCGGAAGATACACTCTTATACTCACTAGTGAGCTTTTCAAGTTTAATATCTTCATTATAGAAGCTGGGCAGTTTAATCAGCATTGGCATAAAACTGCGCTTAGTTTGGCACATGTCTAGCAGAGCTAGTGCCATGATAAGATCGCTACGATAGTCACTGCGCCGACGCTTTGAACTAAGAGTGTCAGTGATAATCTTAGCCCTATAGTACTCTTTAATCTCATCAGCTAGCTTAATGTTATCCTCTGAAATCTTTAGATCAGTTACAGATTCAACATGCATAGCATCAACGATTTCCCAAGTCTGCCTACCATTTTCTAGTAACTGAAGGATGACTGCTAGTGGAGAAACAATATAATTAAGTACTGTTTCGTTGGTGTCTTTCTTACGTTTCCATGGCGATTCGTTTAGGATATCCCCTAGTGAAAATGTGTCCACAGTATCAGACGATCCAAGAGTAATTGTATTCATGTTATCAAATACGATAGTAGGACTGTCGCTTATTGAAATAGTGTAATCGTCGTCACCCATGTGTGTGTGTCCTATAAAATAAAAATGGTACGGATGGCCGGACTCGAACCGGCACGGATCAACCGAGGGATTTTAAGTCCCTTGCGTCTACCAATTTCGCCACACCCGCATATAAACATTCAACTCTTAAACTAGACCCCGCACTCGTTTTGTCGAGTTGTATCTACTGATACTGCACCTCACGAAGCCGCCCCTTTAAGAGGTTTTCAACACTCTATCAGCCCCGTCTAGTTTATGCCCTCGTCTTTCCCTCTGTAATCTGGCCTGCCGAGAGGGGCTCGAACCCCCGACCTAGAGCTTAGAAGGCTCTTGCTCTATCCAGCTGAGCTACCGGCAGATATGTAACGCTTTATTTATACCTTCATTATACAAGGTTTTTAATTTTTGTCAATAAAAAAATTAAATCTTTTCGCCTGGTGCAAATCCACGGAATCGAAGGAAACGTGGAAAACGCAAACTATAGCTACCATCCTGATTTTGTGTTACAGCATCAGCGCGGACTTCAACAATGTTACCAATACAGCTATCGCGGTGATTCCAAAAATCATCTCGATTAGCATCACTAAAGCCACTCCCAACATTGACAGTAATAGTTTTCCCGTCGTCAACTCCGGAGCAAACAAAAGCGCCAAGTCGTCCCACGTTTCTACCAGTGCCTTCTTCAACATGAGTTACCTCCAAAGAAACTTCAATGAAGGGCTTGAGCTTGAGCCAGGCTGTGCTACGCTTGCACTCATACGGAGCATTCAAGTCCTTAATCATGATACCTTCGTAACCATTTTCTACTGCACTCTTGTTGTACATAGAAAACAACTTTTGTCCTTGATCCGTGTCGAGGTCAACTGTTGCATGATCAAGTACAGTTACGTTGGGCAACTTGGTCATGTTATCTTCGTACCATTGCTTAAGCCAAGCAGTACGTTCATGTTGCTTAACTGTAAACTTACCCTCTTGAAACTTATCAAGTGGAATAATATCAAACAAGTGCAACACAGCATCACCGGCTGTTACGTTTTCCTTGCGGTGAACCTGCTTCATCAGATCCTGGAAACTGCTGCTCATAATCTCCCCGTCGAAAACGGTCGGTGAGCTCAACTTGCTCGCTACTGTTGCGAACTGCTCTTTGATGTGTCCAAAGTTTAACAACTCCTTGCCATTGCGACTGAACTGGTCCACTCGCCCATCTGGATATACTACGGTCAAGACTCGCACACCATCCAGTTTTACTTCGATCATTTTCTTGCCGCATACTTTGCTTTCATGGTTAGCACTGTCATGACTTAGCTGACATTCAAAAATAGGGATAGCACCCTTAACTACTTTGTTGATAGTTTTTTCGCTTACGCCACAGCGTAGATCCTTAATAAGAATGCGACGATACCAATGATTCCACTGCTCTTGTGTAGCAGAGTTCATCATTGTTGTTACCATATCGCGAGCTGTATTGCCGGTGACGTTGCGAGTAACGAAACCAGTAAGAGCGAGAGTAAAACTATCCCAATCCAGACCAGGACCATCTTCATTTGTTTTCTCCGGAATTTGTTTAAGCCCAAATGTAATCATTGGGTCAAGTGCTAGTCGGCAACCTTCTAAGAATAGGCTGTTGTCATGATTAGCTTCAATAATCTGCTCCTTGTTGGTACGCAGATTGTGTTCTTCTAGGTCCTTGATAATTTGCCAGGGTTCCATATTACCTCGGTAGTACATTAAAATGTTTAAAGGTTCGTTGTACGCATACTGCCTGCCAGTATGAGTCCTCGTCTGCACTGTGTAGGTTTTGCTGAATCTCTTTGCGAGGATCCTTCGGCATCATATTAAAGATTGTGCGGCAATCACATACTTGCCAATACGCCCAGTTACGATGATGGTCAAACTGCCGGAACAGGTCTTCTAGGATCACCATGTCAAACTGTGGACCTTGGCACCAAATCTTATCTACACCAACTAGATAACGATTTAGGTCTTTAAAGAACATGTCAAGATCAACACGCCCAAATTCGCTAAATGCTTCTTCTCGAATATGTTCTGCTTGTTTGCCCCACCACTCTAGCGTACCTTGATCCACACTGCGATCAGCTTTTAACTGTTCATCTGCGCTAGGACGCCAAAGTGTTTTTGAGTGGGGCTCGTTAAGTGTATAAGGGTCAAACTTAACAGCACCAACACTAAGTACTACGCAATCTGGATTAGTACCTAATGTTTCAATATCGATCATTGCATGTGTGGTCATATTGCTAGTATAACACAACTGCAATGTTTGTCAAGTCATAATGTGATAGTTTCTTCGTCTGCAATTCGATCTTTTTCAACTGCACCAAGCTGACCGGCTCCTTTAACGCCTTTGGCCCATTTCATTTTAACAAAAGGATCTTGCTTACCAGCAACAACATTGTCCCACCATGTGCTGTGTTGACCAATTTTATCCAAGAACCATGCTAATTTATATGCCGTGGCTACTCGGGCTTGTTGCATAGTTGGATGACCAAAATCTTTAGGATCGCTCGGGTTACCTTCCATGTACTTGCGATTTTGGAAAGTTGAGTCATCGTTGTTGCCTGTAATGTCGGCACGGTCATGTGTAACATTTACATCTGTGCGTTCAAAGATGTCTAGCATATATGCAATGTGGCTTAGCCAAGCATCATTTTGTGCATTCTGGCTAAGATGATCTAACAACATATACCAGTCACGTGGAACAATTGGGAAAATAGCGTAAGGATGACCATTATGGTTATCAGTTGGTGCTAGTAACTTAAACTGCCCATCGTACCCGCGAATGATATCATCCCAACCTTCGCTGTTCATGATTGCATCATCATTCCAAAAGAATAGCCAATCCCCGTTGCTGTATCCTGCTAGTGTATTAACATATGTGTGCAAGTTTTCATAACCAAGTGGTTTAAAAACATTTGCGCGGCACTCAACATTATACTTCATTAACATTGGTGCAATTTCTTTTTTAATGTATTCAGTTGTAGCTTGATCGTCGTCATCGAGGCCAAGTAACAGTTCAACACGGTTAGGCTGTGCAGCCTTTGTAATTAAACTTTCTAGACTATTCTTCAAGGTCTCAGTACGACCGCGAGTAGGGAGAAGAATTGAGATGATTGTATCACTTGCCATGCTTATTTTCACCTGTAAATAGTTTACGAATATTACCACGGAAGGTATAGTGACCAACGTGATTAAGTGCTGTGCGTGGATCCAAGTAAACTTCGCCGCCCATCTGCTGCCACAAACGGCAGAACATATAATCTTCACTTAGATAACGTCTGCTCTCTGGGTCAATCATGGTATCAAACAGTGCATACATATATGGCTCAAACTTATTATCAACGTTGATGTCGTTTACATACTTGAGTTCTGGATGAGCATCCATCATCTGTTGAATAACTTCTTTCTTGATGCACATAAAGCCTGTACCAGCATCTTTAAGTCGTACTAGGTTATCTACAATCTGTACCTGTGGAGTACGGTTGCCGTTTTCATCTTTGAGGAAGTCAAAGTTTACAACATAGTTTGAGCTGTGTCCTTCAATGGTATCCGGTGTCTCTTCGGGGATATTACGAGCAGCATGTACAATACTCTGCCAATTAATAGCCTTCTTAGGATAAGCACCAACTACAATTGGCTTGTCATAAGCTACTTGACGTAGTAGGTCTTCTGGTTGGAATTCAATGTCAGCATCAATAAAGAACAAGTGTGTAGCATCCTTATTTTCCATAAAGAAACTAACAAGTGTATTACGTCCGCGAGTAATCAAACTTTCGTTTGCAAGTGTGCTGATGGTATACTTAATATCGTACTTGTTGCACAAAATAGCAAGCCTCATCATACTACGGAAATACGGTTCGCCAATCTGGCCGCCATAACACGGAGTAGCAATAAAGATATGTTTTGACCGTAATAGTCCAATTGGAATTTCAATTTTAGCATCAAGTAGACGATACATGACATCGTCTGTAGGTGCAGTATTTTCCGTTGATGCAGCAACCGGATTGGATTGCTTTTGTGATTTGGCAGCAACTCTGCGTTGATTTCTGTTTGACATAATAATCCTGTATCTGTGTGTTATGTTTTCTACACTTGAAAAACCCGCATATTGCGCATCGTTGAGAGGCTTTTTGGGTGTTGTTAAACTTGGTGGAGGATAACGGGATCGAACCGTTGACCTATAGCTTGCAAAGCTACCGCTCTCCCAGCTGAGCTAATCCCCCAGTCACTAATATATATCTTTAGCCACAGGATAGTAACATTATTCTAGGCTATTATAAATTTGAAAATCTAGATCATAAAACTTGTATATGCGATCTAGTGTATGTGCAGGTAGTTCAGGCAAAGTAACTGCGGATGATCTCAGAGAGTAACTTGAGAAGTCGTCAACGCTGTCAATGTTATAGTAGCCTGCAATAGATTTTACCATATTCTTTATATCATGATATTTATAAATCTTATTAATACGCTGCCCATTAAATAATAGCCAGTTTGACTGTGGATACAATTTGTCAAAGACAATGTCTGAGTAAACAATGTATTCTAAAAACTGTTGTTGCTTTTTAGGACTACTAACCTCAACTTTATAAAAATTATGTAACTGCCTGCAAAAACTTTTAAAGCGGTCTACTGGATCTCTGCATATTGCATATATGCTGTAATCCTGCCAATTGTGCTCTAACATGCCGTGTGCAATTATCTGCGGCAGAGTAAGATGCTGTGTATCAACATTGTTTATATTGTTGATATTTTTTGAGGGTAGCAGAAGATCTTCTACGTTTAAAGTACCAACAGAATCTGCTTCGAGTCCTGCATGGATAATGCTATCTTCTAAATTAAGTCGATCGTGAATATACGATGTTACTGAAGTTGAACCAGTTCTGGGTACTCTTAAGTAAATGTACTTGTGTTTGTTACTGATAATCATTTACTATTCTTAGAACTGGAGCGGGCGAACGGGTTCGAACCGTCGACATCTACCTTGGCAAGGTAGTGCTCTACCAACTGAGCTACGCCCGCATACATTTATTTATCCTTGGTAAATATTCGCCAATCGAAAACTTTGGGCAACTCTTTGTATTTAAATTTTGGTACTATATGATCGCATACAAAACCAACTGTTGCTAACTTAGATTCTTCTTCACACATGTACGGATAAATTTTTGCGTAGTCATTGGAATTATTTTCAGCGATCCAAGTAGTATCATCAAACACTATCATTCCATTTGGTTTAAGCAATTGATCTATCAATACAAATGCTAGTGCTGTATTATGAAAATCATGGCCGCCATCTATATAACAAAAATCAAAAATGGGTCCATCGTTATCTTTTATTAGTTTACCAAGTTCCCAATTAAAACTTTTTTCTGCTACTGTTTTTGTAACAAACTCTTCTAGATTAAAGAACTTTAATAGCTCGTCAACGTTAGGCTTTACTTGATTTTGTACTTTATCAAATGTATGTAAAGTACCAAATCCTTGCTCTTTTAATATTGCAGCGAGATAAGACGTACTCTTTCCATGATAATAACCTAGTTCACATAAACTGCTAAAACCATTAGAGAGTATTATGTCACGCAAGTATAGTGCATGATCATGAGTCATGTAGTTAAGATTAATACATTTTCTAGATATTTGATTTATTAACAACATGTCTCAGGTTTTAAAAACATCAGCGCACATAAGTACGCTGACGTAATATAGTTATTAAGATTTCTTAATTTCTTTTTGACAATCTGAAAACAAATAAGCCCTAGCTGTTCTCATCTCAGCTTCGCTAAGAACATTATCATTATCTTTGTCTGCAAGCTCAAACAACTGTTTAGATACTTTGCATTTTGATACGAGCTCTACATAGTTTACATGTAGATCTTTGTCAATATCAAACTTTTTAACTCTTTCGGCTGCATCTACTGTCATAGATGACAGTCCAACTATTACTACTGCTAATAAACGGTACATAAAATTACCTGCTATCTTGCTTAACCCCTGTACAGGTTATGTACAGGATAGCAGGTAATATTTATGACTACTATGCAGTTATCCTACTAGAACTTTGCACACGCTGTTCATAACACTAGCAATGCGACCAATGTCTTTTAGCTGATCTAAACTATAACCAGCTTCCTTAAGTGTATTAAAGTGACTCTTTACACAGAAGTGACACTTGCCCACAATGCTAGCTGCTAGGCTGTAGGCTTCAAAGTTTTCCTTTGAAGTACCACCATGTGTAGCAATAGCATTCATACGCAGTCCAGGACTCATGCCTTTGAACGCATCATCAACCATTTCATTATATGGGTACCAAATGTTATTTTGAGCCATGATACTAGCTGCTGTCATAGCAGCGTCGCGCTCTTGCTCGTTGGTCATACCACCTAAGATAATGCCAACGATCTTTCCGTTGCCTGTAGCAACTGCGGCAGCTAACGCACAACCTTCTGCAACAACTGGATCTAAACTTGAACGTAATAGTACACCATCCAAATTTAGTCTAGTATCTTTTGCGTAGTCGGGTAGAGCCAACTTAAACCCTTCTATCCAATTCATATTGTTTCTCCTATAGGGGCATGTTCCATAAATGCCTCCTTGACAAACGGCTCGTTAACCATCATCTGAATAGCAACAATAACTAACACGGCTGCACCAACCCAAATAGTCTTTGGCCAACGCAACATGATCTTAGATACCATTGTACTACCAAACAAGATGATTGGTACACTAACCAATAATCCAAATATAATCAACCACCAGTTACCACCTGCGGCACCAGCAATAGCCAGTGCATTGTCTAATCCCATGACAGCGTCGGCCCAAACGATAGTACCCATAGCACCCCAGAAGGTACTTGCGGCTGTGACATTGTGTTCACCATCTTCTGTGGTTACTAACTTGTAAGCAATGTATAACAATGCAATGCCACCAACAAGTCTAAGTCCAGGAATCATTAGCAAGTAAGTCAATGCCGCAACACTTAAGAAGCGAACAGCAACAGCACCAAATGTTCCCCAGAGCATAGCCTTGCGGCGCAACTCCGGTGGTAGCTTGTTAGCCGCCATAGCAATAACCAAAGCGTTCTCGCCGCCAAGCACCACATCAATTAAAATGATGGCTCCAAGAGCCCAGAGTAGTTCTAGCATTATAGTGTATCACCACCAATTGGACGGCTGCATGGGCATAGTTCGCCTGTCTGTAGTGCATCTAAAACACGAAGTGTTTCTTCAGGGCTACGACCAACGTCTAGATTGTTAACAGTTACGTGCTGGATAACATTGTCTGGGTCAACAATGAATGTTGCACGAAGTGCGGCGCCAGCTGGTGCATAGAAAATGCCTAGCTGATTAGCAAGACTTAATTCGTCACGAGCAACGTCTGCAAACATCCAACTGTTTGTCTTCTTTAGATCTTCATGGGCTGCACGCCAAGCTAGCTTACAGAACTCGTTGTCTGTGCTGCCAACTAATAGTACCGCGTCGCGATCAGCAAAGTCACGGTTGAGCTTGTCGTAGGCTACAATTTCTGTTGGGCATACGAAAGTAAAGTCCTTTGGATAGAACACAATTACCTTCCACTTACCTTCAAAGCTCTTTTCTGTGATGGTCTCAAAAGCACCATCTGGTGTTAGTGCGCCTGGCTTAACACCTGTTACTGCAAAAGTTTCAATTTTATCACCAACTGTTTTCATTTAGTTTCTCCTTAATGTTTCTGTGCCTTACAATTCGGACAGATCAGTACCAGGTTTTCCTCGGCACTGTTGTGAGTATTGCCATCAGCATAATCAATCGCTAATGGTATTTCCTTTCCGTTATGCGTTCTACTGCCACAGACTTGACAACTATGGCCTCTGACCTCAATGAGATATTTCTTAACCCATTCAGGTACCTGTCTCCACGCTGTAGTTTCAGGATGCTGTTTCCATTCGTTAACTAATAGTCTGCTACGATGTTGCTGTTGGCAACTGTTGTTACAGTATTTGTTAGTATAACTGTGTCCTTTAACTGGGTTATTCTTACCACAGTTTAGACAGGTAAAGCAAGCGTTCATTGTGTCCTCTTTGTGTGCAGTAGAGCATATCGTAAAGCACTCTATATGTATTTATTGCTCTACAACAATATCAGCGAATAAAGTGGCAAATTTTAGTCAAAAAAATAGGGTACGAAGACCCTATTTTCTTTTTGTAGCGTTGGTATTGGTTATGCTAACCAACTAGCATACTTTTTAGTTTTTTCAGCACGATCGTCTAAACCGTGTGTTCCACCATTGATGCGCTTTGTTAGCTCTAGGATAGCGGCATCGTTTACACCTTTATCACAGATAGCCCATAGCTTATTTGTTTCAAAGAAGAACATAGCACTTTCAAAAGCATACTTAGATGCAACAACATCTGGATTAGTCATTACTTCTGGATCACCGATGTATTTTGAAAACGCTTCGTAGTTGCTCTTACCTGTTAGCTGAATAGCACCTCGGCCGCGGAACTTGTAACCATCGCCTGATGCTTCCGGACCATTGCCCATTCTGCCACCGTATACACGGTTAGCAATCATTTCTGGCTTACGCTCATACTTAGCGGCTGTAGCGGCATCTGGAAAATACTTCTTAAAGATACCTAGTAAGCCTTGTGCGCCGTAGTTTAGGTTTTCGTTGAATGTTTTAAATCCGCCCGACTCATGAGCGCACTGTGCAAAGAAGTGTGCTGCTCTAGCATCACTTAGTTTGTAAAATGCTTGTGCAGCCTTTAGTGTACCAGGACCCCAAGCACCATCTGCTGTAGCACCAACTTTTTCTTGTAGAATTTTTACTGACATATGTGCTCCTTATAGCTTTTTCCAAGCATCTGTAGCATCAAAGTCATTGGTTGGTAGATACTTAGTTGATGAACCGTCTTTCTTAGCGATTAGTTTTTGTTTACGGTTTCCACCACCCTTCTTAATAGATGCGTGTACCCACCCCGAGTTCTTATCACCCTCTACATAAAATTCTAGGATAACTTGGTCAAACTCTAGGTTTTCAGAAACCCAGTCTGCAACAACCTTGTTGCTGATGCCTTGGATTTCAAAGTCAACAGCTTCACCGTTAACGTGCTGACTTGTTGTTGAACCACCAACTGCCTTGTTTAATGCTGGGCAGCGATAGCTTGAATTGATTGTTATTGGTTTACCAAAATGAGCGCGAGCTGGCTCAAGGATCTTCTCGCAAACATAACGCATGTTTTCGAGGTGTTCAGGTGTGGGTGTGTTTGCAATACCCTTAGCTTTTGCTGTTGGGCTTGCTGTAAGCTCTTCAACTGTGAAGTGTTCAGTTAATTTTGTAGCCATTGTGTTTCCTTCCTGCTAGTGTTTATATACACTATTTATGAAAAGAAACACCAAAAATAAGTACTCGGTTTATCTCCGTCCGGTCGACACGGACTTGATCCTACTCATTGCCATCGCTGTGCGACAAACCTTACACCGAAAGGTAGGGCGGCAAATTCTGGTGCCCTCACCATGATTCGAACACGGGACCTACTGATTACAAATCAGTTGCTCTACCAGCTGAGCTATAAGGGCGATGCATTATTTATTGGTTAGCTATATAAAGAATAAAAAAATAGGCCATATGGCCTATTTGTTTTGCAAGTCAAAAAGTATTACTTGCTTTCGTATGGTTTCTTGCTTACGAAATCATTTAGCTTTTCGGCTTCTTTAATAACATCTTCTGTGCTTGGCATATCTTCTGGATTTTTAGCACGGGCTTGCAAAATTTCTTTTGCTTCACGCACCAAGTCCAAGCGGATTTCATATGGTGTTTTATTTGACATAACTGTTTAAATCCTTAATACTTTTGGTATTATATAGAAATATTTATCACAAAATGTACTAATCATTAAAACAGTATATTGGCACTCTGGCCCAAATGGTAGCGAATCATTTGTTGCCCAGCAGTTCCCGCTGTTGACGCCCTGCCGCGAACGGTCCTAGGGACATAATAGTATTTATAAAAAAAGGAGCATACGCTCCTTAATGTTACTTCTTACCTTCTTCTTTCTTAGCTTCAGGTTTTTTAGCCTCAAGCTTCTTAGCGTCTTCCTTTTTGGCTTCCGCTTTAGCTGGTTTAGCTTCTTCTTTCTTAGCGTCCGCTGCAACTGCTGTTACTGCAAATAGTCCTACAAATAATGATGCTAAAATTGCTTTCATTTTTATTTTCCTTATTAAAAAGCAGAAGTATTAGTTTCTGCTAATATATTTATAGGGAAATTTTTACAAGTGCGATTTTTTCTGTTGCTAGGAAAAATCGCAAACCCCGGAGAATTACGCTGCTAGAGCGTAATCACCATATGCAAAGTCATTATCGTTTGCAGTTACTTTTTTTGGCACTTTGCCAGTCAATCAGTCTCGGCATTCCTATTCCGCGTCAATCGATCCTATTTCAGGCCCATCATAAAAAAACTGCTGCTAGCGCAAGAAAAATAGCAAATGCAAGTAATGCTCTACCCCAATACTCTTGGTCGCTTTCATTGGGAATACTGCGACCATAATATTTGTCTACTATCTTGTGCCATTCTGCTAATTCCTTGTCCGAGAGTGTCCCAGGAAAGTGATAGCCTCTCCAATATAAACGATTCTCTTCCTCAGTCATAGCAATTTCCTTATGGTGGACCTGCCCGGTACTGCCCCGGGGTCTTGCCGCTTTTATTGTCAGCTGTCAACAACTGATGTATTATTTAGTATTGTAATTACGTCCTCAGCAAATTTATAGTGTGCAAGTTTTCCAGGATGCTCATTGTCTAACGCTGGAGAAAAATTAAGTGATATATCATTCATAAACACTTTTTCTATTTTAGCTGTAGACCAACTAAATTTAACTATCATTCTCTTAGAAACTAAAAAGTGTAAAACTTTAATACCACGTTTTTTAAAATGTAAATCAGCATACTCAATTCTAGTATAAAGGTCAACGTTGGCATCATAGTCATCATATAGTGTATAAAAATGTTTAGTCGCTGGATCATCTGAATCAGCAGGAATGAAACGTTTAAATTTATTGGTAATGTGTGCATCTGCAGATTGTACAATGCAGGATCGTTCAGGGTACGTCCAAAGTATAACCACAATGTCATCATCTTGAAAAGCAAAGTTTTGTATCTTAAAAAGTATCTCTTTATTACTTGCGCCCGGAAAACTTGTGTTTATACATTCTCTTTTAAGATGCTTTGCAACCATAGCTGGCCAAGCAAACGAACTAGGTTTACTAAGAGGCTTTTTTGCAACATGATCCCAACAGTCTGGTAAGCCGTGACCATATGTTAGACTGCATCCAAAGGTAATTAATCTCATGATTTGGTTCTGCTGTACGAATTGAGTTTATATGCCCATGGGTTGATTGCACAACTCATTCTCTCACCGGCAAACTTTTCAACTGCATGTTGTAAGCCCGGTGAAAATGCTATTAGTCTATTTTGTCTCGGTACTGCCAAGTGAGATTTAGTTACAAATCGTCCGCCGGACATGTTTTTAATATACGGATAATAAACAATGCTACAAACAGGATGCTTTAATTCTTTAAGATCAGACCATGCTTCTTCATCTTTGTCAACATGCCAACTTGCTCTAGTATTAACATGCGACCAACATTCATATCCAACAGCTTGACTTAGGTCAAATGTTTTAGATACTATATTGATAATTTTTTCTAGTGGGAAACTTACTTCGCTGCCGAGGTCTATCCAACTAGAGTTGCCGTTGCTCAACCCTAGAAAAAAGTTTCTAGTTGATTCCATCTCCTCCGGAGATAGTACATCGTCAACAACAAGAAAAGTAGTCATCAGACAAATCTAATCCAGCTACTCATTGGTTGGAGACCCAGTGATCTACGATTGTTAGGATCTTTGAATGTCATTAGGAAGTCGCCGGAAATACTGATGCGACGATTTTTAAGCACCTCAGGATCCTTACTAGTGTCATCAATTTCGTATGGTGAATTTGGCGAGATAGTTGCATGTCGAAGTTTACCAGGAAACATTAGTAAGTTTCCCTCTAGTGCATCAAATGCCGGTGACGAATTAAACTCGTTGCGCTCCAAGACACTTGATTCGCCAGCATAACTATCTTGAAACAATCCGCTGGTTAAATCATTGAAATGATTGTATGGTGGCAAAAAGACTAACTTGTTACTGTTAGCTGGCACATTCAGATAATATACAAACGACAAGTGTGCATCGCTGTGATCGTGTTCTGGTATGTTTGATTTTTCGTTTGAATTCCACCACGACTTGACAAGATGGTAAGCCCATACATTAGGGTCAACTCCTAATTTAGAAACATACTGCTTGGCGCAACTTGCAACAAAGGTATAAAACGGATTGAGTTCTTCAAACTTGTGAAGTACTACTGTGCCCGATTCATCCTGTGTACCACTGTCGTAGGGCGAGATGTATTTGTCAATGTTTTCAAAAAATATCTTTTTAAAATCGTCGTGATGCTGATAATCATAATCACATATTAAAATAGGGAACAGCCCAATTGCATTCATGTCTCACCGGTACTTTCAATTTTTGAGATGTGTAAGCAACCGTTAATGACTTCAACGTTTAATGTGTCGCCTTCCTTCCATCCTGTGCTATTAATTATTTCAGGAGGGAAAGTTAGTAGTATATTACCGGCGTCACCTTCAATTTCGCTGAATAGATCTTCAGACAGATAAGTCTTCATTTTCTAGCCCCATTTGTTTTTTGCAGTATCGCGCAAGTGCAAGCTCTTTGCTAAATGCTTCACGTTCCCACGGACTATCTCTGTACGGGTCAGCTTTTTTGCGTATGCGCCATATTTTCCCTCGCCACGCATCAAAACCCCTAATCGTAGATATATCACGTTTTAGATACTGCTTTGCATGAATCATTTCGTGCGCAAGTGTACGTAGCATTAGTCCAAAACGCTTACGTCTAGCTAACACTATGTCTATAGTCCAATACCCGTTTTTGAACTCACCAATGCAAGTACCTTGGGCATCACCGTCAATCCACTTATTTGTAACGCGACCTAAACGAATGTTTAAAACACCGCGATGATAATTTAAGGCTAGCTTTTTGGACATTATATTTACAGCATGTGCGATACTGTTAGCCACCGTTTTACTGTACGGTTTGCCTCCTCGCAACCCCTGTATTTTAACTGTGAGCATACGGTCTCTCCGCAGAATGTCCTCACTAGTATTTATCTGTTTTTATTGGTGCCCCAGGAGGGACTCGAACCCCCACCCTTTCGGAGCGGATTTTGAGTCCGCTGCGTCTACCAATTTCACCACTGGGGCTGGTACCTCGGGCCGGAGTCGAACCGACATTGGCCAATTATCTGTTGCACACGGGATATAAATCCGCTGTTTTACCGTTAAACTACCGAGGCATAGAACTGCTACTTTAGAGTACTCTAAAGCAAACTTTTAGTTCATATTCGGTGAGTATTAACAGTCATCATCTTACTAGTATTTAGTACTTAATTAAAAACTTCATGTTGCATGGTGGGCCCACTAGGAGTCGAACCTAGCACCAACGGATTATGAGTCCGCTGCTCTAACCAATCATGAGCTATAGGCCCGTCGTATTCTTCGGTTGTATAGTAAATGTTTTTTAGACCAAAAGACACAATAGCACGTTGACAGCCCGAACAGGGTTTTGCAATGCCGTGTCGCCAATTGCGCAAATCATTGTCGGGTCGCTTAACACGTACAATATACATATCACACTTGGACAGTTGATCTTGTGTAATCAGGCGCAGTGCATTTTTAATAGCATCAATTTCAGCGTGGATAAAAAGTGCTTCAGAATTTTTACCAAACTGCAACATCAGCGGATGCGTTTTGTAGCTGTTTACCCCTGTTGCGATAAGATGGTTACGGTAAACAATACCAGCAGCCAGCTTAAAGCGATTTCGGATACCCGGGTTCTCAATAGCAAGCCGAGTCAACATATCCACTATCTCAGTGTTCATAATGCTATTATAGCAGATCTAGAACACATGTCAACCTAGAAATCAAATCTATATAAATTACACGGTTCTAAATTATTATCAATTATCAATTTCTGGGCTTGATCAAGAATTTTAGAAATTTTACCTTTTTGGTGATCACCAGAAGTTTTAGTAGCTATGTTTTTAGCCCATGGTTGCGATAATATCAGATCATACAAAGGATGTCTATATAGCTTATCAAATTGATTGTAAATACCAGTTTCCTGTGCAAGCATCTTTTTAACTGTTTCAAACCCTGTTGCTTTATATAATGGCGGCATTAACTTAGCGCCTAACAGACTATAGTAATGTTGCTTGTATAGGTAGTTTGAATCCTGATATGAGCTCAGTTCTGCAAAATAGGTATTGCACTGCTGAATTACATCTAAATTAAACTTTAGCGAAAGATAGTTAGTATATTGATCCATCTTAAATGGATCCTTAATCACTGGTATATTACTTTCGACAGCAAAGTTGTAAAAAGCACATAAATTATTAACTATAAATCCTTTGTGAGAATTTACCAAAGACATACTGTTTTTAGCCAAGTCATATTTAACAATTGTAGGGTCACCTCCCAAGATGCACACATTGTTAGCAGCGAGTTCTAGCATCTTAATTTGTGCTGTAATTTGAGGGCTCCCTGTGCGGTATTTCAAACCAATGCTAACATATTCCTCGCTTTCAAACAGTTCTTTAAGATCAAGCACAAACATACGATATGTGAGATCGTTTAAATTAGCATATCGCTGAGCAGCCAAAACGTCGTGGGCATTTACAGTAACATCGCCCCAACGCATGTCACAGATAACTGTATCAATGCTGACCTTTAATGTCTTTAAAAGATGTAGAGAAAATTGACTATCTAAACCCCCGCTTAAAAACAGTTGGCATTCTTTAATATTCTTGAACTTTTCAGCCCAAATATCATACAGTGTTATATTGTTACCCGGGTCTGCATAAAAGGATACTACGCTTGTTGTTGAGTAATCTACTTGTATTGCAGCCGGATCACCAATTTGTAAGATATTGTTAGACATCAATTTTTCTCTCTCGCATGCGCTGATATGATAAATACTTATAACTGAACTGTAAAAGTTTAATATAATTTGGAGCTCAAATGGCTAGATATATCGTAACATTAGACCCTGCGATTCATGCTAATGAAACTGAGGCTGAAGCTGCTATAGCATCAGCCGGTGCTACATTGCTTAAATCCTTTAACTTTAACCAGACTTTCTTAATTGAAGCTTCTAACGAGCAGAAGTCTGCAATTGTTGGTTTAGCAAGTAGTGAATTAGCGGATTCCCCGTTGCAGGTTTCACTACAAGTGTTAAACATTGATCACTTGAAATTAACACTATTAAGTGATGATGGTGAGCTTGTTCCAGCAACGTACAACCCAATGAATAGAGGTGCCGGACAGCACATTTATTTGGTTGATACTGGTGTTAGAGCAACACACGAACAATTCACCGGTGTATCTATTAATAACCTATATTCAAACTTTACCGGTAACGATGCATATGATGAGTTTGGTGACACAACAGGTCACGGAACTATTGTAGCTAGTGTGATTGTTGGTAAAGACTTAGGTCCAGCCAAAGATGCTACATTACATAACGTAAAACTTTTTAATTCTGGTTCTGACACTAGTACTGTTGTAGAGATTGTGGATGCGCTAGATGCTGTATTACAGCATCACTTAGCAAACAGCCCTTCTCAAGCAAAGGTTGTGTGTATGCCATGGATTGCAACAAGAAACGCATTCATTGATAGTAAGGTGCTAGAAATGAATTCGTCAAACCTTGTTGTAGTTGCTGCTGCCGGTAATAATGGTGCAGACGTATCAGATTATTCACCGGCTGGTATCAGACAAATTATCACAGTAGGTGCGTTTGACAGCCAATTTGCTGTAGGCCCATTTGTTAACATGCCATGGGATAACACAAACGCTGTAACTACATATAATAACTACGGTGCCGAGATTGATATTTTTGCTATGGGTGTTAATGTGTATACCGCATCAGGTACTTCTGACACAGCCTACTTAGATACAGCAACAGGTACCAGTGTCTCATCAGGTATCACTGCTGGTGTTGCTGCACAATATATTGCAAGGTACCCATCATATAACTCAGCTAAAATCAAAGATGTCATGCTACAAGAAGGTCACCTCTTAGGTATGGACTTACTTGCGTTTAATCAAGTCCCAGCTGGTGTAGATTACACAACAGTAAACAAATCTATTGTTGTATTTGATGAACTTAACGAAGAAATGCTAACTACTCTACCGTCAGGCAGAATTGCAACACTAGCAGTTGGCCAAACTACAACTGTAAACTTAGGTTTAAATAGTTCAGCAACCGAAGTTAGTGCATTAGACTTTGCTCCGCTACCACCATTTGCTACATTTGATACAGCAACTGGTATTGTTTCAATTAACACATCAACAGTTGATTCTAGCGTTGTACCAGGTTCATTTGTATTTGCTATCAAAGGCAAGATCAACGGTGTAACCAAAGTTGAAGAATTTAGTATTGCAGTGTACAACACTAGCGAAACTGAAATTGAAGGTTCATCACAGTATTATTATGATGCTGACTCAAACGCATACGATCCTGTTGTTAGCTTCCAAGTAGCACCAGGAAACGTTGCTAAAAACTAAACCAAAAGTTAAATTTTGATAGAAAAACCGCGCTAAATACTAGTGCGGTTTTTTTATGATCACAGTTGATATAACTACAAAGAATACAGTGTTTGATCCATTATCTGGGCAAGGTAGTTGGATTCAACATCGGTTTGGGCAAAGAAATTATCCTTGCTTAGATTTAAATCTCGATTGTATAACAGAAATTATAAATTCACATGATATAATATTTTTGCGATCTGTATACGGCGATCCGTTATGCCACCCTGAAATCAAAGAAATTATTGGCGTCGCCAATAAGATGCGCAAAACTCTAATCATATTCTCTTATCTCAATACCAGCAACAGTGAGGTGCTAGATCAAATCCTACAGTCTGAAACTGTGTCTGTGTACGTGCCCGTAGATGGATTTGAGAATTATGGGTGTACAATACTAGATTCAAATAAGTCAACAGTGTTTGAAAATCTAATCAAATTAGGATCAAAAGCTACTGTTGAATTCTTATTATATAGTTACAATATCAATGATTTAAAAGATTTAAGAGAATTTTGTGATACTCACGGTTGTTTATTAAAAACTCATCCTGGGAGAAACTTTGGGTTACCTGTTACATCAATTGTTAACAAAGACGGACATTGGTTATATGATGTGTTTCCGTTGACTTCAGAATTGGATGCAATTTGGGATAATCGTGTTAAAGAAAAAACAGTTGAAGGTTATAGATCACTACTAGACTACGTGGGTAAAATCGAGGGTATTTCAATATTGGATGATCCGGCTATAACAAAAATATTCAAGACTGACGAATCGTTTAATGATGACATGCCTGCTGTTTCTGTTACAGGGCATGTATTTAAAAATACAGAATCAATGTTTGCATTTTCAAATGCATTATGTACAGACTGGGCTATTAATACCAGTACCTTGTCAAAGCAGAAACATCAGCTAGACAACTATACTATTTTAATTGGAAAAACTTTAAATGAAATACTAGATAAAGGATTACAACGTTTTAGTAATAGCAATATCTGAAATGTTATTACAAAATTCATATGGGCATTCTGTTTCGGTAACAGGCAATACCCAATTATCTAAGTTAGATATATTACCAAAGTGCTTGGCACCACACCAGCTACTATAGATATCTCCCGTAGCATCAATATTAATGCTTTCAAATCCTAAGTGGCAGCGCATGCCCTTAAACTTGTTTAAGCCTTCATTTACAATCTGATGGCTTTGTACGTACTTGGCGGTCCCGTCATCAAATAAGAATTCTGTCATCCAGGCAGTAGGATCTGGCGGAGGAGGGGTTGCTGCATTAGGATCTGGCAGTGGTGCAGGTCTAGGTTTAATACCAGGTCTGCGTAAAACTTCTTGTTCTGCATCGGTGTAGGGCCAATATGTTTCCTGCTTGCTGTTACGTCCAAGCAATTTAGCATACATTGTTTTGACACAGATACTTACGTTGTCGTATCTATTGCGATCGCAGTCTAAGAACAAGTTTCGAATATCTTCAACATCTTGTCCTAATTGCTCTACCTGACCAGCTATACCAGCTATGTTAATGTCAATGGTAACATCGTGTTTGATTTCGTTAATAACGTTAACAAGATGTTCTTTGCTCATACTCTGAGGGTGCCAGGTAATTACAACACCGTCTAGATATTCTTTGGCTTTACTCCACCAATTAATAGTTCTGCTTGCATTGGTGAATACACAACTATGCGTATTGTACTCAGCTATCTTGCGTATAATATCTTCAAAGCCACGCATAACAGTGACTTCTCCGCCGATGATTTCAAAGTCAACTCTTTTGCCTATACTGTTGTAATGAGAACAGATGCGGTCGACTGTGCCTAGATATGCATCTAGTGGTAACCAAGGTTTAGATCCATCGTGCAATATTGGCGGGCAATACTCACATTCAAAGTTGCATTGGTTACCCATGTTCCATTGAACACGGATATTATCCATTGGGCCACGTGCATGAGGACCACGAACGGATACAAGCCTTGCCATTAATTCCCTATAAAGACATCAATTGAGCCAGTTGTAACCTGATGAGAACAGCTAGCAGCACTAATAGTTTGTACTGTTGCTGGTCGATTTTCAAAATATACTGTTGTGCTACCATTAGCAATAGTAGCTGCGGTATGAGGTGCTTCGCCATGTGGTCCTACACCGTCGCCTTGTACACTGGCAATAATATTGTTTACCATAACAGAAGGAGCACCTGGGCCTGTGATAACCCCTGCGGATGCTAAATCTGTTTGTATTCTTGCTACGCCTGGCATACGATTATTTATGCTTCTTCGAGTGTTTCTTCATCACTGTCAGCAGTGGAATCAAGCTCTCGCTTGATTTCTTCTTCGGCGCAAATCATATCTAAATAGTCGTTTGCACTAGTTTCAATTGTCTTCATGACTGTTAGCAATTGGTCAGTTTGCATAAAAACTGTTTCTGTTTCAGCAGTTAGTGCAAATGGTACTAGTGCAACATCCTGGCCTGCAATAACAACAATCTTTGGATTCTTAATTGTTAGCACTGTCTTATTATCGTCTACTCCCATGAGAGTACCGATAAATTCTTCACCTTTTTGTGTCTTTAGTGTTACTACTTTTCCAAGTAGATCGTTAATATAGTACATGTGTGTTTCCTGTGTTTATAGTGATCCCAATGATCCTACATCTAGATTTTCATTCAGCTTTTGTTTAATGCCATCAGATCCTAATTTACTTAATCCTGCATAGCCACCTTCAACAAATAATTCTGCACCTTTGTAAATTTGAGGCATTGTCTTGTGACCAGCATTAATAACAAAGTCACGTGCTTCTGGGACTTCTTCAATGTTTACTTCATCGTATTCAATACCAGCACCTTTTAGTAGGCTTTTAGCCATTAAGCAATAGCTGCAATTATTTTTTGTGTATACTGTTAAACTCATAGTGATAAACCTGCAAATGTATTTTCTGTAATGTCTTGTTTTGTTCCACCAATAACATAACTGCTAATTTCTGTTTCTTGCGGAGCAACTTGTACTTCGCCGCCGGAGATCCATTTCTGTGTCCATGGCAGCGGATTAGTACCAGATGTCTTATAAGGTGCATCAATTCCCAAGGAGCGCATACGTTTAGCAGCAATCCATTCAACGTACTGCTTGAGTAGTTCGGCATTGAGCCCAATCATCGAACCATCGCGGAACAAATAATCCGCCCAGTCCTTTTCTTGTTGAACTGCTTGCATAAACATTTCCATGCATGCACCTTTTGTTTCTTCGGCAATCTTAGCAAAGTCTGGATCGTCTTGCGGTAAGACTTTTAGAATATGCTGAGTGCTAGCTAAGTGTACGTTTTCATCGCGAGCAATTAGCTTAATAATCTTGGCATTGCCTTCCATCTTCTTTAGTTCAGCAAACGCCCAGCTACATGCAAAGCTAACATAGAAGCGTACACCTTCTAGAATGTTTACACTCATCAAGCATAGCCATAGTTGTTTCTTTAGCTCATATAAGTCAACAACAACCTTCTTACCGTTAACTGTATGCTCGCCCTCACCTAGTAGGTTATACCAGCTGCTCATTTCAATTAGCTTATCGTAGTTCTTGCTAATGCTATCAGCACATGTGATAATCTCTTGCATGTCCATCATCTCATCAAACACTTTGCTTGGATCTGAATAAATGTTACGAATGATGTGCGTATAGCTGCGGCTATGAATAGTTTCGCTAAATGCCCATGTTTCAATCCATGTTTCTACTTCTGGTAAACTAACAATAGGCAAGAACGCAACGTTAGGACTGCGACCTTGTACGCTGTCTAGCAGGATCTGACGCTTTAGGTTGCTGGTAAAAATATGCTGTTCGTGATCTGTTAGATCCTTAAAGTCTTTAGCATCACGAAGAATATCTACTTCTTCAGGACGCCAGAAGAAACCCAACTGCTTATCAGTTAGCTTGTCAAATTGACGATATTTAAGAACGTCGTAACGTTGCATAGTTACACCGCCGCTGGTGTCCAAGAACATAGTAGCAGTGGTGTGATCCTTACGATTGGTAGGATCAAAAACGGAATAAGTCATAAATCTCGCCTCTATTAAATTTTACAGCTATCGCAATCATCGTCCCCACTGCCAGTGTCACTGAGGATTTCTGTTTGAGAAACTGAAGCAGATATTTTTTCAACATCGACTTCTCCTTGCCCATCGTAGGTGTTGTTGTAGTAAAGTTGCTTTCCACCATACTTATAGAACATAATAATATGTTGCAATAGCACACTCATCGGAATCTTTTCGTCGTCAAAGAATTGTGGGTTATAGCTAGTGTTGACACTAATACCTTGGTCAATGTACTTTTGTAACACAGCACAAATCTTTAAGTAACCTTCGGGACTCTTTTGATCCCAAAGTAAATCATATTTGTTCTTTAGTCTGCGATATTCAGGTACCACTTGCTTAAGAACACCATCCTTACTTTGTTTAATGCTAACATAGCTACGTGGTGGCTCAATACCGTTGGTACTGTTACTGATCTGTGCAGATGTTTCTGCTGGCATTAGTGCCATTAGTGTACTGTTACGTACACCATACTGCTTTAGATCCTTACGTAGAGTTTTCCAGTCCATGCGCTCTCGGTGCTTGACCAGTTCATCTACTTCCTTCTTGTAGGTCATATTAGGCGTAATACCTTCAGCATACTTGGTTTCGTTGCTCTTTAGACATGCACCCTTTTCTTGTGCTAGCTTTACGCTAGCCTTAATTAGATAGTAACTCCATGCTTCGGCCCACTCGTCAACTAGTTCTAAGTTTGGATTCTGATAGTTAGTATCATTCTTAGCAAGCCAATAAGCAAAGTTAATGATACCAACACCCAGTGGACGACGATTCATTGTACTCAGGTGTGCGGCAATAACTGGATAGCTTTGGTAGTCTAGCAACTCATCTAGCGCACGTACTGCTAGTTCGCAAGGTTTCTCAAAGTCTGCTGGAGTCTTAATGTTACCCCAGTTAATTGCGCTTAGTGTACAGAGACTAATTTCACCTTCTGGATCATTGATATCCGTAAGAGGCTTAGTTGGAAGATTGATTTCACAGCAAAGATTACTTTGGCGAATAGGTGCAAGGTCTTCCTTAAATGCGCCATGACTGTTAGCATGGTCAACATTCATCAAGTAGATTCGGCCTGTGTCTTTGCGCTCAGTAACAAACGCACTAAACAACTCAACCGCTTTCATTGTCTTTTTGCGAATTCGTGAATTCTTTTCTGCTGCTTCGTATAGCTCGCGGAATTTTTCTTGATCGTTAAAGAAAGCATCATACAAACCCGGAACGTCGTTGGGTGACATCAGTGTAATTTCGCCACCAGTTAGTAGACGCTCATACATCAGCTTGTTGAACTGTACGCCATAGTCCATATGACGAACACGATTATCTTCTGTGCCTTTGTTGTTCTTTAGTACCAGTAGATCTTCTACTTCGTAGTGCCAGATTGGATAGTAGAGTGTTGCTGCTCCGCCTCTGACTCCACCTTGCGAGCAGCTCTTGACCGCGCTCTGGAAGTGCTTATAGAACGGTATGACACCAGTGTGGCTAGCATCACCGTTCCGAATGGGAGAGCCAATAGCCCTAATGCGACCGGCGCCGATACCAATTCCTGCTTTTTGAGATACGTACTTAACGATTGAAGATGCTGTCGCATTGATTGAGTCCAAACTGTCATCTGTTTCAATTAGCACACATGAGCTAAATTGACGTTGTGGTGTTCTAACACCAGCCATAATGGGAGTAGGCAAGCTGATGTCAAAGGTACTAGTAGCATCGTAAAAATCTTTTACAAACTGCATACGTGTTTCTTTAGGATAACGCCCAAATAATGTAGCAGCGATCATCATGTACGCTACTTGTGGTGTTTCAAAGATTTGCTTGGCAGCGCGATTCTGTACAAGATACTTGCCACGGAATTGTTCCATGGCTGCATATGTTAAAAGGTTATCGCGGTCATGCTTGATATAAGCGTCTAGCTCATTGATCTCTTCAACTGTATATAGATCGAGAATTTCCTTGTCGTAGAAACCTTTAGCAATATTTGTCTTAATAATATCCACTAGTGGCGGCGGCAGAAATTCGCCGTATACGTGCTTGCGCAAATGGTAGTTAATCAGTCTGCCTGCAACATACTGATAGTTTGGGGTTTCTTCAGTAATAAGGTCGGCTGCACTCTTAATAAGAGTTTCTTGAATATCACTGCTGGTAATGCCATTGTAAAATTGGATATGGCTTTTGATTTCAACTTCGCTTGGACTTACACCTGTAATACCATCGCATGCATAAAAGACTACTTTATGAAGTTTATCTAGATTTAATTCTTCCTTGGTTCCGTTTCTTTTTGTAATAAGAATAGACTTTGACATATGCATCCTGTGTTATTATAGTGTTCGTTTTTAATTATAGATGATAATACTTATCATGTCAACAACAAAGTTTATCTGCTGCTATAATATGTTCAGCAAACTTTGTTGAATTAGAAGCCACAAATTCTTTGTCTACAATCTTTCCTGGGAGAAAGTTGTAGTACAAACCATTGTGTTCGAGGATTAACCCATCGGCTCCTGTGATATGATTACTTACCACTTCAAAGTGCAAGTCAGGGGATTTTATGATGCCCAAGTGTATTAAGGTTGCGGTCATAACCAAGGTCAAACCGCTCTGGCAAAAGTATCCGTTTTTAACTATTTCAAAAACGTCAAGCCATTCTTCGGGTGTGTAATAATCTATATATCGTGTTGTTAGTTTAACTTCAGCAAAGGCGTCAACTATAGCTTCTGCTGATCCATCTTTGGGAAAATTTTGCCTGAATGATCTCCATGCTGCTAGGCGAGCAGTTGGACTCTGTGTCTTTGTAAACATAACTTTCCATTTTAGCTTGGGTCTGACGACCAACGTTTAATCAAATATTTAATAGACAAATCTCTGTTAACATTATTTACTGCATTTAGAATAATCTCATCATTTACCAACGATGCACTAAACACAACATTACCTGTTGTGGTTGAATCAACCATTTCACTTGATACGTCGCTGAATAAAACTTCGCCGTTAGCATTGAAATCAGATCTACCAGACATATACATTGTACCAATGCGTTGATACTTTGCATCTGACACACTGCTTGCCTCAGTGATTGTATAATCAATTAAGTATGTGTTATATACGCTGATGCTTTGTGTCATGCTGTTAATATTGCCGCCGCCGGCTGGGATAGTAGCAGTATTCATTTCGGTATACGAAATAGTCTTATCACCAACAACTGCCGCGGTACGAGTCTGCAATTCAATATTAGTCTTGAGATTTACAAGACCTTTGATATCGCTACTGGTTCTTTCAAAGTATAAGTTATTAACTGTTTTATTAAAGTCTCTAGCTTCTTCGCGACTATTAAAAGTAATCTCGTCAAAGGTATTATCAATGTTGAGTATGTAATCATCAATACTAGGAACATTGCCAGGTAATGCATACTTAGCACCAACAAATACTTTGGTAAACAAGTTAACATCATCAGATTCAAGGATAGAATTCATCCAAGTTTCTAGTTTTGCTTTAACTGTAGTTGAAGTGCTATATTCTCCTGGTACAAGTTTGAATACACTAGCAGTTGGTGTAACTGGATCTTCGTGTATTCTAAAATTAATACCAACACTGCTATATGCATTTCTATGTGTTAGGTATACTCGAGAACTTGAACCAGGCAGTAGATTCATGGATGGCCAATCTTCTACGCTGTTTACTGTTGCTGTTGCTGCCAAAACTGTTGTATTACTACTCAAGTCAATACTACGCACTGGAGTAATATAATTTGTTGTATATACGTTAGCTAGGTCAGGACTAATATTAAATGTAACATTTTTCACGTTAGCAGATGTGCCTGTTAGAACAAATGTATTTTCAGTAGTTGCACCAATGGTATATGTTGCATTAAGCAATTGGCTTGTATTTGATGAGCTAGACACATCAACTACTAGGTTAGCTAATTCACCGTGACCTTTGCTATATGCAATGACTTCATTACTAGCGTTGTAGCTAACAAAACTAATGTTGCTGTCTAACACTGAATTGAATAGACTAACGTTAGCAATGTTTACAACAAATGCTGTTGTATTAGCTGAAACAACTGTGAAAGTATTTCCTGCAATGTTACTATTAGCACTACCAACAATATAGACGTTTGTGCTAGCTGCCACACCTTCAGCATTACCAGTTAATACAATGTTACTTGAGCTACCTGTTTGTACGGCTGCGGTAACTGTTCGTGCAGTAGTTGCAGCATTTGAAGGAATAGCAACACTAATGGTATTTGCAGTATTTGCAGTTATTTGGAATAATTTATCATTTAAATAAATGTTTGCATTAGTGTCTGTTACATATACGTATGCAAATGGACCATTAACATTGTAGTCATGTCCTTCGTCGACACTAAAGGTAATTGTAGAGTTTGCAATTGTGGTGTTGGTTAATACTGCATCATCGCTGCGGCTTAACAATAAGTTGCCTAAGGTTAATCCTGTGGTTGAACTCATGTTGTCAGTGCCGTTAGCTGTTACAGCAATATGTTTATACTCTAAACCAATCAGGCCATGACCAGATGTTGTACTTACAGTTACAAGCTCTTCGGGGATTTTCAAATAATCTGGAATATTATATGTTGTATAAAAACTCTGGATAGTTGTGCCGGGATAAATGACGGTTGTATTTGACAATGCATCCAAAACGGCAGCATTACTATAATAACAAATATCTATTTCATCAGATGAACGCGGTGCAGTTCTTAGAGTTAAGATATGTGTATTAGCTGAATCTCTGCTGGCTGCAAAACTATAATCCTTACTAGCAGTTGGGGTTGAATTGCCCGAGTCACCAACTAATAGTGTGCCATTCTTAAGCACTAAAATATCAGTAGCTGTAAATGCAGAGTTAGTAACAATACTTGTTATACCTGTAGCATTGCTTGCACCAGATGTAATGTTTTCAGAGAACACTGGCACGCCTGAACCAATGTATGTATTTTCAGTAGGATTCCAAGATTTAGTGTCTGTGATGCCGTCAAATGAACCTCGAGGGTATTGCTTGTACGGTACAGTAAACGCAATTATCTGATTGTTAGCAATACTGATAGTGATATCTTTTGCGTTAGTTGTTGTTTCAAACACACTAACTTTGTTATAACCACCACTGGTAGCATCATCGGGATCTGCACCAATGTATACTTGTCGTGTATCTAGTGCGAATCCAATTTCACCCGGACGTAGTGGCTGAGGTAAATCCTGCTTTAAACCACGTCTGTTTTGAATTCGCGAAATAATTACGTTTGCGTTTGCCACTGTTAAGTCTCCTAGCTTAACAGTATTTATCACTTTGATAACCTAGCGGCTATAGTACTGCGCAAGCCGATCTCCCCATATATTGCAATAGTGGTCAAACTCGTCGCCTTTGATAATGTAGTCCTGAAACTTAGCTTCTCGGTCTACCATTAAGATACTAACTTTGCGGATATTTGTGCCAAACATTTCATTGTGTGCTAGGGCATACGCACAGCCCTGCAAAAAGTAGTCCTCGATCCACTCACGCTTTTTTAGCTTCTTAGCAGTCTTAAAGTCAATGATGCTGTCTTCGCCTTCGTAGATGCCAATAGCATCACTGGTACCAGCGTATAAACCCTTAGCAATAAGCCCCACTTCTGTACCCCAAAGTTCGTTAACTTTGCCCAACCCTTGCTCAATCATAACGCGGCTCATTTTGCCAGCTAGAATACTGACCATGTTGTTGCCAAAGTTATCCCACTCTTCACCTAGAATGAACTTTTCTAGTGCAGTGTGAACTTTGGTACCAAGCCCGGCGGCTTGCTGAGTCTGTCGATTGGCTTCTTCTTCGCCTATGCGTTTTTTCCACTCAAAGAGATGAGTTTTGTCGGCGGTACTGTCGAGAATAGTAGTAACGCTGGGAACAGGTTCAGCATCATCGCCTACATACTGTCGCCCAGCGGGTGTTTGTAATCTTTTGAGTTGTGGATAATTGTATTTGTTGATAAGCATGTCTTAGTATAACATACTTAACCAACACTGTCAAATTTTATTTAAAAAATGGTAAAAAGGCTTTTACCTTATCAATATACTTTTGTAGATACTTTGCTTGAAAGTTTTTTGCGAACTGTGGTTGTGGGAAGTTCCAACCAATAAATGCACCAACTACGACCCAAAATAATGTTTCTAACATATCAACTACCTCTCTGGTTAATTACCAACTAATGTTCCAAGTGAGTGTGTTGTTTGATGTATTGTTTGTTCCAATATATACAGCGTATCCTAAGTTAACAAAATAATCTTTAACATAGTTAATTTGATCTAGTTTTGTTGCATCATCCGTTACGCCATTCCATGCATTATAGTATGAAACATTACTGGTCATTGTAGTGCCGCTAGTAACGTTTGCATAAAGTATGCCTGCATCAATATTTCCTAATACAGCACTTTCAATGCTGCGAACTTCGCTATGAATGACGCTGTTGTTTCTAGAATCTCTTCTAGCAGTTGTTGCATTTACAAAAATGTTCGCCATTACACATCTGCCTTAATATCTTGCATGGCTTGATTACCAGCCATCTTACCAACATCAACTGACGCTTCAGCATCTTTCATGTTGTCGGGTAATTCACCCTTAGGAACAATTTTTTCGCTATCAACAGAAGTAACAAATTCGCTGTCATTTAATGCAGCAATCAATTCGTCGTCTGTGGTTACATAACCTTGTTTAGCCAGCAGACTTTTAAATCGTTCTGTGCTAATCTCTTTAAGGCCTTTATTCATAACGCGAATAAGGAGATCCTGTACAGCAACAATCAAGTCGTTGTAATAACTCTCTTTAACAAAGAGCTCGTATAGTCTCATTATACTGCTGCTCGACCTAGTGGTTCGTCTTCTGGACCGGCTGCTGCGGGTTCGTTAACGTCAACAGTTGGCTCTTCTTCGGGCATATCTGGTTCTGCTAGACTAGCAGGACTTGGCTCACCTAAGCCGCCAGTGTCACCTAAGCCACCAACTGCTTCGCCGCCTGTTAGGCTTGCTACAGAATTATCAACACCTGCTTTAGCTGCCTTAGCAGATTCTAAGTGTTGATTTAGTACTTGTGTTGTGCTATCAACAAAGCTCTGTGCAGCTTGTGCGCCCATTTCGCCGCGCATCTTATCAGCAATAGCTGGAAGGTCTTCATTAATCATACGACCTAGACGTTCAATCTGATCTTGAATATCATCAGCTAATGCACGAATAGCCATTACAACTTCGGCCTGCTCAACGTCAACTTCTTCGTTTAGTAGATCGTCAACTAAGTTGCCTAAGATACTTTCATTCTTTGAACCAGAAATCTTATGTGCAGTATCCTTGCTCATCTTAACTGGATGCATCTTACCTGAGCCTCTTGGAAACTCAAATTCTTTAGCACCACTACGAGCAGCATCTGCCGCTGCCTGGTTATATGCATTCTGTTCAGCAATCTTGCGGCCAAACATTTGGATGCCAGCTACTAGTGCTGCTTCGTCGAGGCTGTTTAAGAACTCAACTACAGCATCTCGGCTTTTGCCGCTTACTTTAGCAAAGCCATTTAGTTTTTCTTCAATAGCTTGATAGCTTGTAGTGTCTTTTAGCTCAACACCTGCTTCTTTGGCTAGAACACGAAGAACTTGTTCAGCAACATTTTTAGAACTTAGTTCGTTATGTGCTGGCATGCCAGTAATGGTATTACCAACTGTTGCACCCATGTTGCCGCCGGCTAGGCCTTCACCCATGCTGCACTCGTCCATGTACTTTTTAGCAGCGGTAATAACGATTGGCATAACGTGACCGTCATCGTATGCAAAGCGGTTATCCATTCTATAACGATTCATACACTCTGATGTAGCTTCATCTACAGTATATCCACTATCCATAAGTTGGCGTACTGTACTTTCAATCATTTCCTTCATAGCTAAGTATGCAGGACTTTCAGCATACATGCCTTCGTTGATCATTGTTTCAACTACGTCCTTAATACCAAGGAACTTAGCATAATCAGGTTCTAAGTGAAACTTCACGTTTGAACCACGAAGTGTTACTAACGCTTTTTCAGCATTTTCTTTAAGTGCTACTAGTTTAGCCTTCTTGGGGAAACTAGCAGTGATGCTAATACCAAAATGCTCACTGAGCAACTTGTTTAGCTTTGATAATTTTTTACTTGACGGTTGTTTGAACTCTTTTAAGTACATGGGATATATCCTTGATGTTCTAGTTATAACACTTATTTATCATAAAACTCTATTTTAAAGCCCCTCATTTTTTAGAGCTTGTATCATGTTTTCTGCTATAGAAGCATGAACATTTTTACCAAAATGCATTAAGTCCCTGGCATAATCAGTAGAACCAGCAGAAGAAATAGATAAACTATTTGAAAACAATGTTTTGCTTATTAAAGGAACATTCCATTGCTTTGCTAATAACTTCAATGCCTGTATGTTTAATCTATAATTGATTGCTGCTGTAAAAGGCAGTCTTTCATAGAGACTATGCACTAGTATATTTTGTTTATACTCGTCGAGTATATGTTTTAAAATGTCAATTTTTAATCTATCGTGTTTAAAATAATAAAGTTCTAGACGATTTGGGGGAGGTTCAAGCACAATAATTGCTTTAGGATTTGGAATATCATTGGGCCAGTTCATAAGATAAAACGTACCTGTTGTTAATCCCATACCCGGGGCGCCTAGGTTCCACGATTCTAGATTAAAGTAAGATGATACTAGTGTTGGCCATATGTCATTTAATAGCATGCCAGTACCATATGTATTACTGCATCCAACATAAACAATGCCCGGTGCATCAGTAAAGTTATTGCATCTAAAACCAAACTGATTAATTTTATACTCTATGTCGATAGGTTGCCCGTTTACTAGCCAACCAAACTCTTCTAACTTTTGTCTACCAAATTCATCTTGTAAATGAATCTCTAATCGCGATCTATTGTCGGATGTATTAAATTTGTATAACGTATATTCGTCGGAATGAACAATATCGCCATCTTTTCTTTCGTCTGCTGGGTTCCAAAAGCCTGTAGCATTATTTTTTATGCCATCTATATAAGATTGCTTAAAGACGTCAATGTCATCAGTGAAACAATAATAACCATCATCAAATGATCGTCTTATTGCATCGAGGATTTCCGGCGATGCTTTATATCTACCAACCATTATTTTAAACTGCTACATATTGCTGCATCTGTTGGTTTAGACTCTTTAATTTAACTAATGTAACATCTAAACGTGTAAGTGCTATTTCAACTCGCATTATATCTTTGGCTACTTTTATAGTATGTCTATAAAAAATGCAATCATTGTTCAGTTTGTGATAGCTGTATATCAAGTGTTGCAAATCCACAAAGAACTTTCTTTTATTGGTATCACGCTTATTATTAAAATAATCGCAGATGGATTTAGCTAAAGAGAGTGTTGGAATATCAACAATAACAACATTTTTGTTAAAGTAATCTACTAAGTTGAAGAACCCATCCGAGTTTCGTTCAACTACCAGAACACCGCGCTTGATGACACGGTTAGCTATAGTATCTAGCTTTTCAGCAAGATAAGTCTGATAACTATAGTTTTGATCTTTGTGCGTGTATTTTGTAGCCAATTGCATGACCTTTTTTCACTTTTTGAAGAATGTTCTTTTTATGAAGATCTTCTGCAACATGCAGATCTCTCTCATTAAGTGTACTTATGTCTAAAAAGTTGTTAAGATCTACTTTATTGAATATGGCTGTTTGAGCTCTATCAATAAGTTGAAGATTACCATATTTGTCTTTAACGGCTCTCATTTTTCTTCTTCTTTTTCTTGGCTTTATATATGCTGGGATTTGGACGCTTAATAACAGCACCCAAAGGTTGAGCTACTACAGCTATGCCACCGCTAGTAGTTTCAACTATGATCTCGTTAATCTTCACTTAAGGATCTCCCACCTGGTTTAATTATTTCGTTGTTACTATTTACACAAATCATTTCGCTTGCTTTAGTTTTCCATACGTTTGGTAACATTCCGTGTACCAGCAGTATACCTGCTATCTTCCATGCCCTCAACAAGTGTTCAAAATATCCGTACCCTGTATCCGACAAATGGCTCATAAATTACTCCCGGCGGCTCGACTGCTTTCCGCCCATGTATCCACCTATAATACCAATTAATCCCGTAATACTCATTTTCATAAGTGTTATAATTTCTGAATTTAGATCTCGTCCTGTCTTAACAGCAATAATATAGTCACCAATAATAATGCCTGCAAGAAGTAGCAACACACCTGCTGTTATTGTATAGATAATTTTATCTACAACATTCATTTCTTGCCGCCTTTCATATTAGCACACCAGTGATACATTTTGCCTTTCTCGCCGCCATACTTACGAGCTTTGGCTCTCAAATCAGTAACTGAACCTGCACAACTAGCGCCGGCACGTTTTACACGGCCTGGGCGACTCTTGCCTTTTACTTTACCGTCTGCAAAGTTTTCAATGATGTCAGTTATCTTCATTGTTCTTAAACCTAAAGTTCATACTAATAACAATACGCAAATCATCACTGTGATTCTTTGTAACAAAGTGTGGCATAGTAGAGTCAAACATCACAAACTTGTTAGGTTCTGCTTTAACTACTTCTTGTCTAATAATATAAGGATTTGGCTTATATTGAAATACAAAGTCACCACTGTTAGGTGGAACTTTAACATAAAATGCTGCACTAACATGTGCGCCGCCTATGTAGTTGTCTGCTGATTCGTGACTGTGTAAGTTAGTCATTTCACCTTTGGCATGTACCACTGACCAAAAAGCAGAATTAGGATCGCCGCCTTCTTGTCCTTGCCAGCATAATTCAATGTCATCGCCAAACTCTTTAAACCACTCTTGTTCAAGTGTGCGTGCAATACGCTGTACTTGCGGAGTAAAATTAATTCTAATATCTTCGTAACGTATATCGTCGGCCCAATGAGCAATATTGCGTCCTTCATTGTAGTTACGCAATATCATAGCTTCAAGATCTGATAGGTCCTCATTGAGAGAACCTACCAGATATTCTGCCTTGTATAGTGTTACACGATCTGCCATTAGTGTACAGTTGGTAGTTGACTATAATCTACTTCATAGAAACCGTCAATGCCTAAACGCACTGCTGAATCGTACTTAGTACCTACTAGCTCTTGAGCTAATACGCCTGTATAAGTTACAGTGTCGTTCAAGTAGTTGTATGAGTAGAAATTAATACCATCTACTGTAGCAACCTTAGCAATGTTTTCTTTTAGACGCTGGTCGCTCTTAAAGAACTTCTTAGCGCCTTTGCTTACGTCCTTAGTAGTTTTTGATGCGCCCTTGCTGATGTCATTACCTACATCAGATGCACCTTTGGCAACATCATTTGCTGCTTTGTTGGCAGCATCGGCTGCATCTTTGGCTGCTTTCTCTGCTGCTTTAGCTGCATCGTCTGCTGCCTTCTGTGCGGCAGCGGCTTGCTCTTTAGCAATGCGATCTGCTTCTGCAGCCGCATCTGCGGCTGCTTTGGCTGCGTCATCTGCTGCCTTAGCAGCTTGGTTAGCAGTATCGATAGCTGGATTTAGATCAACGTTCATGTTAACATCGCCTTCTAAACCAACTAGTAATGCAGCATCGCCTGAAATACCTACACTGACTTCGCCGTCTTTGTATGTAGCATGTGCTTCACCTTCAGCGCCAACTTGTGCGCCAATACTTGCGCCAGCACTACCACTAACTTCTGCGCTGCCTACTGCGGTTTTGATCTTAGCTGAACCGCCAGCATCTACCCCAACACTAGCACCAGCAATAGCGCCGCCGCTTACGCTTGCACCGTTCTCACCAATTGATGCGCTACCGCCTGCTCTAGCATATGCATCTGCATTAGCGTTAACACCACCTTGTGCTGAAACGCCTGCTAGGTCAACCCCGCCAATACCAACACTTGCATCACCGCTTGCACTTGCACCTGCGCTAGCACTTGCTTCTGCGCCAACGTTTGCACCGGCCGATGCGTTCTTACCGTCCCATCCACCGTGTGCTTCTGCACTTGCTTCTACGCTAGCTTCTGCACTGGCTTGTCCCGAAGCGCCTGCTGTTGCTGTGGCATCTACACCACCTGCAATTTCTTGCTTGGCGTGTGCTTCTGCTGAACCTTCTGCGCTAGCATTAGCTGACACACCTGCACTTGCACCTGCACTTGCATATGAACCGTCTACACCTGCACTTGCACCAGCATGGGCTTCGCCACCTGCGCTTGCTGACCCACCAGCACTTGCGCCAGCTTTGTCATTACCTGTTGATGTGGATGCACCAGTTGATGCGCCTCCGCTTACTCCTACCTTTTCTTCAGCCATTGTGTGTACCTCTTATTTTTTAAGTGTTAATTCAATCGTTAGATATGAATTGCCGTCTGCGCCGGTGACAGATTTTTCTCCGGCTACTTCATAGTCAGGCATTAGCCTTGTAGCTCTGCGTGCCAGTGTTCTATAAAGTTTAATTCTACTCTCATCATCTGCTTTACTAGCGATGATAACGCCTGTTGGCTTTTGCTGTTCTACTTCTTTTTGTAAAATAGCTGCCACTGTACTAAACACACGAACTGCGTCACCTGTACCAGTTTTGCCAGTTTTGGGCTTACCAGTTTTCATATCAGTGAGGTCAAAATGTATTTCTAGTTTATTAGACATATCTGGACTTTGACGATTGAACACTTGTACGCGATATAATTGGCCCGAATCTGTTTGGAAGCGGTATGCACGTTTGTCTGGTGTTTTTACATTTTGGATATAGTCGTATGGACTATCAGCTAGCTCGTTAACAATTGAGTATAGTCTGCCAGGCTTTTTATTTTCTACAGGAAAGACTGGGTCTGGACTTTTAAAGTCTTGCTTGCGCATGATTGTTTTAGCTACTAAATCAAGCTCTTGGGTATCTCTGTCCCATTTTAAAACAAATGGCATGTTAACATTAGTTTGCATGTCTTTCATTACAGCTTCAGCATCAGGTCCCATCTGTGCAATAGGTTTACCCCAACGTTTAAACTCTTGTTTAAACAAACGTGTCAGTTCAGCAGGTGTAATTGGTTTTACATTACGAGCATCGTTAACACGATCAATGAAATGACGAGTAAAGTTTACATCAATACCAACCTTGCTGAATAGCTTGTCAGCATATTGTTCGATAACATCTAAATCAGCCTGTGAAACATCTTCGCCTAATTTGCCTGTGTGAATTTCTGGCTCTTCGTGTGATCCGCCAATATCTTTCCATGCAACGCCCAGTCGGTCTAGTGTCTTTTTCATTTTCTCCATTTCTTCTGGTGAAGCAAATGTAATAGTCATGTCCGATGGTCCAACACCTAACTCATGCTTGTCGTAGTTTGCAAGACTAGTATAGTGTTGCCCTAGCTTATAAAAGTCCATGTCATCGGATTTATCTACAACTAGTGTGTATTTTGGTGCTGTTAAGTTTGAATGTTGATAGCCAGGCTCGTCGGGTTCTACTGGTGCTTTCTCGCCCATGTGCTTAAAATATTGAACTTGGCGCTCACGCTTTTCTGCACCAGCTTTGCTAGGATATGTACCTAAATTCTTTTTACCGTCTTTACTGTATAATCTGTATCCGCCTTTTACTTTGCGAATAGTTTCGTCAACACCTGCTCCTAGATACTTATCCAATGTTGCTTTAACATCACTAATGTTGCCCACGTGGCCTTTATACTTAACACCAATGCCGCCGGCATTAGTCCACTTCTCGAGATACTTAGGATAGTCGTCAATAAGAATGTTTGGTGTACCATCTGGCTGTGTAGCAAACTGTGCTTTGTCGCCGGTGAAGTGCATGCCTTTAGGTTGGATCTTTAGATACTTACGTACCCATGCTGCTTTGTGTTTAGCACTGCCTTCACGGTCATACTTAAGTGGCGAACTGAGAATGTACCAGTCGCCGCCGCTCATTTGATTGACCATTGCGATAAGTTGATCTGCTTGATCATACTTAGGCAAAGTATAAAAGAAATCAGTGCCAGAAAATGATGCCATTGCATCTTCAATATCTTGTAATGCTAGCGCACGCGGTTCTGCGTGCCCTGTTGCAGCCGTAACACCAGCATAGAAGTTAGCAAGTACGCCGTCCATGTCTACGTAAACTTTTGGCTTGCCTTGTGGTGCTTCCTCGTTGCGGATGCCTTTGCTCTTAGTACCGCCTTGACGTCTAATTGCGTTTAATTCATCATATGCAGAAACAACTGTGTTTAGAGTATTAGACAACTGCTTAACATGTTGTGCTGCACTACGGAATGCTTGTCCATGATCGACTTCTAAATCTTTTGCTAAACTTGATGCTTCTCTGCGAGCCTTGTTGCGCAATCCAGCCAAGCTATAACGGCCAGCACCACCGAGGACTAATACCTCAGTGTTGTCCATGGGGGCATCTTTATCTAATCTATAGATGACTTTACTGTCTACATCTTCTTCAGTTACACTTTTTTGTAACTGTGCTTTACTGATCCAATCACGTGCTTGTGCAGTTACTGGTGCGTCAATAAACCTGTCTACTCTTTTCAGTGGAGTATTAAAATCTGGATTCTCATCGTTGATTACTTCAACGAAGTTTTCGCCAAACACTTCAGCTAGCTGGACTTTGTTTTCCTGTACTTGCTTGTGAGACTTCAAAACAATTTCTGATGGAACTTTTCTATCACGCATTAAGTTTCGTTGTAGCGCAATTTTTAAACTGGTGTTAACAAACACCATCATTGTTTGATAGCCAATTGCTTCTAACTCAATCTTCAGCTTGACCATCTTGTTTACATCTTTAGCAGTGCCATCAATGATAAGACCTAAGCGACCATCTAGATACATGTCTTGCTTTTTCTTAGTAATGTCTTTAGCACGCTGACGTGCAACATCACGTTCTGGTTGCTCTTCGGGCGGCATTTCAAAACTTAGATTACGTTTACGCATTAAATATTCAAATGCGTCATCGCTATTAACTACTTTTAGTCCACGTGAAACAAGTCCTAGTTGAGCAGCTACATAACTCTTGCCGCTACCAGGGCCGCCGGCCAAAAAGATAGCTTTAAAAATTCCAGGGTCGTTAGGACCTTCTTGTAAGTCAGTAAATCTCATAGCAATAGTGTTCCATTTATTGCTATATTTATCACTTTTATCAAATGTTAAATAATTTTACTATGCAGGTCTGTTTTTGTTCTATCCCATTGAAGATCAGACACAGGACAACGTGAACACACATCTTCAGGTGCATGAATCTGAGACCAGCTGTCTGCATTGTGGTCAGACAGCAAATCGTAAGGCACATAGTCTCTTAAGAATTGCCAGCTACTGTTGTATAAATTTTTAGATTCAACAACTTTTAACAACATTGCCGTCATTGGGCATTTGTAGATTTTGCCGTCTTTAATGTGCGGTGTAGGACATAAGCATTTTTTAAATGCATCTTCTTTAGAATTATTAAATCTCACAGGTAACTCGTGTTCATCTAGCAATGGATATTTCCATTCTATGCCCGAGTTATATGTAAAGCGAATACCAATTCTATTGTAAATTGCTATACGATCATATTTTTGTGTGATGCTGTGTTTACATAAAAATCGTTTAACTTCATCCGCTGGTATGTTTAAAAACTCAGCTATACTATTGCATAAATTTGTTATGTACTTAGAATCAATTTTAGGATCATAGTGTACACTAATTGACACTAATAGTTTAGGATCGGTGTCTATTACTTCTTTAAGCCATTTGTTTTTATGTAGTAGTAAACCGTTGGTAGTAAGTGTATACTTTTTTGCAGGCGCAAGTTTTTTAATCAACTTGGGCAAGTGGGGATACATTAATGTTTCCCCACCGGCTATTTCTATATGAGCTACTTCAAAACGATCAAATAAAATATCTAAATCTCTATCCCAGTGTACTTCATCTGGTATGTTTCTAGTTTCTAAATGATTAGAGTAATTAACACAACCTCTACAAGACAGATTGCAATTAAATGTAGGATGATATACTACATCGTTGAGAAGAATTTTTTCCGGCATAGATCACGATGTTAATCTTGCGTTAATTATTTCCCAATTGATTATGCGCCAAATATTATCTAGATATTTGCTTTTGTCGTGTTCGTAGTCTAGTGCCCAGGCATGTTCCCACCAGTCGACTAATAATGCAATATCATTTTTAATTTCATGGTTGGCGATAGTTTTAATCTCGCCCTTCTTACTGAGGTATACCCAACCGCTACCTTGTATAGCCATAGCGGCTTCTTTAAACTTATCTTTAAAGTTTTCAAAACTTTCATAATGAGCCATGATAAGACTTGAAGATAGACCGTGAGGTCTGTTACCGCTTACCGGTTTCTTAAATTGTGGGAACAGTACATTATGTAAAAATGCGCCAGCTTCATTAAAATCTGGGTCACCATCGCTAGCATTAAAACGTTCTACATAACCTTTGTGTAATTTGTTATAGTGATACTTCATCGCTTCTTCGCTGATCACAGGCTCAAGGTCGTCGAGCTCGTATGGCAAACGCTCACGCACTAGCCATGGCCTATTACCAATACTCATTATTGATGATGGCTTTGCACCTTCCTCTAAGTGACTTAATTTCATTTAGATTTTTCCAGATTTCTTAAGATTTAACTGCAAGAACATTTCTGTTGGGCCTGCCTTGGTTGGAATAAAGCTAACACCAGGGGCGCCAGCGTGTGGACCAGCAAAGAAGTCAGCAAATTCTTGTGCGCTAGTAATGTAAACTGTTTTCTTAGCGTTAAGGACTAAGCCAAGCAATGCAGCAAAGCCGCTTTTTTCTTTGTAGTCTTCATAGTTTGCAATAGCAAAATCTTTAAGTACAGCTGATGCGTTTGAGTTATTTTTAAAGCTGGTAGCAATAAACTTTGCAGCCTTGTCACTCATAAATGCACCGTATACTGCATAAGCAATATTATATCTGCGTTGATCGCCTACTGGTAAATCATTATTCATTAACTGCACAGCATTGCCTAAACCTAAACTTGCATTAGATTGCATGTGTTGCATGATGCTAGGTATATCGTTTTGGAACTTAGACAAGATTGCTAGTACCTGAGGCTGACTTAATGGATTCATACCCAAACGTCCGCCGCCGCTGCTGGTCTCGCTACTACTTGCTTTAAGTTCTACTAGCTCATTGTCAACAACAATGTCGCCGCCGCCTTCGCTGAGCTTAATTCTGTTACTTAACATAGCAAGAGCAAACTCACCTGGGCCTTTCTTTTGCTTGCCAGCACCATAAGGCATCAATGCTTTAAACACATCAAACGCCATTTGGCTCTTAAAGATATTAGCAAAACTATTTACGCCTGGCTTTTTAAGTTCTTCAACATTTATTGCTGTACCTGACTCTTCAAGATCATCCAGGAACACCTTGATTGTTTTGTAATCGCTTTCAACTTGATAGATAACTTTGGTTAAAACTTTTGTAGCTGCTTCTTTGTTCATTGCTGTTTCATCGGCAATAGGCTTTGCTACTACGTTACCAATAACACTTTGAATATGATCGCTGTTTAAGATACGCCAGATCTGGTCAACTAGTTTAGCATCACGCTCATCGCTGATGTCTAGTGTCTTGATGATTTCAGCAATCTTTGCTTGTTCAGCAGCAAGGTCATCATACTCTCTTAGCTTTACACTTTCGTTGAGATTGAGTTGTTTTATTAACATAGGATGCATCTTCTTTACATAGTTTCTTAGTATTGGTCGTAGGCAAACACCATCACCGTGTTCTGCTCGCGCACGACGAAAATCATTAATCATATTTGGATCAGGTATCGCAAAAAATGCGTTCATCTGACCTTTAATATCTGTAGCTGGGAAAGGCTTACTTAGTAAATCATTTAGTATTCTAACTTTACTGTTGTCAGGAACGCTGTCACGTAGTACGCTTTCCTTAACACTTTCAGGTACACAGTTAGGAACAGTTTTACCGCCCTTCTTCTTTGTGCCTACCGGCTTGTAACCATCCCAGCATGGATTGTCCTTGGGATTACGCAAACTCTTTTTGCGCTCATTGGTTTTTTTCTTACCGGCGCAATGTGCCTTTTGACTGAAGCCTTTGGGATTAGAACAGTTGATGCTGTCCTTGTATTTTTTTGACCATGCTTCGTGGATGACTGCGCTGTCAACAGTTGCTAACTTTGTTAACTGCTCACCTAAGCTAAGTTGTTCTAGTTCGTTGATAAGACTTTCCATTTCAGGATCCTGATCAATGTTAAATTTTTCATCTGGTTCAACTACGTCATATTTGTTTAGTTTGTTCTTGATAACAACCGCGTCTGGATTGTTTTCTTTATCACCAATTGGTGTAACTACTGTGCCAACTAGCTTGCCACTTTTATCTTTAATCTCGGTATCAACAGGAATGTCTTTTACAGGCTTTGTAATAGTAGTTGGTTGCTCTGGCTCTTTTACTAGTGGTGCTTTTTGTGTTGTTGGGCTAGCTGCCTGACTTTTGGTAGTAGGACTAGCTGATGTTGCTTTGGCAACACTGCCAGTTTGTTGTTGGCCAACAGGTGTAGGTGTACCTGGCTGTAAACCATATTCCATAAGCAAATGCTCTAGAGTTTGTATATTTTTAAATTTCATTTTAATCTCATTTGTTCATGGACTTATTCATAGACTGCAATCTACGACTTGTTGGATTTACTCTTTTTGTTCGTCTAGACTTAAGGGACATTCTTTTACCCATTTTTGCCTTGCTTCGCTTTAAGGTTAGACGTTTTTTAAAATCTACTGGAGCACTGCATTGACTTGCTTTGCTAACTACACGACCTTTACGACGGCCGCCGGTACAACGAACTGCACGTTTGATTTTGCTGCCTGTACGGCGCCACACCATTCTTGCTTCGACTAATGTATCTTCATTGTGTAGTTCGTTTATTTGCATTTTATTTTCCTACAAAATTAACAACTATAGCTACCACAACACTTAACAATGTTGTGACAGTAATACCAACAATACCAACTATCCAGTTTTCTAATTTATCCAAACGCTTTTCTGTGCCTTGTTTAAAATCTCTAAGCTCGGTAGTAATGTTCTCAATACGCAACATATCAGCAATTATGTGTGCTTCTAAGTTACCCGATTCTAAATACGGTTGTGGTTTTTCTTTGGTGTTTTCTTTAGACATTTTATAGCAGATCCTGTTTTGTGAATTCCATGTTCACTGTGTTTTTGGTATCAATAGTACCATCATTCAACACAATACCATGCAACTCGTCTTGTAAAGTCTGTATACTATGCACAGCAGCTCGCTCAAAAGCAAACTTATAAATCCATCCCGCACCTGTGATGGTAGGAGCACCATAGTTTTCTAAAACCAGGCTACCAGTACCATTTAAGTAAACAGGGTCATTCATCATAATAGGCATAGCTCTCAAACCAATTACTTGTACAACACTTTCAAAGTCTTTTTGACTATTATCGTTGTAGTTGCCTGTGCGTGTAATGTCTAAGGTGGTGTACAGTGTATAGAACTCAATATTACCAGTTACTACT